ATGCCTCGTAAAACCACCCAGGCACATGCGGTGAGCACTCGTCTCGCTGATCATGCCGCCCTCATCGGCGGCTTCGATTCCCTCGAAATCCTCTCCGACCTGGGCGGATTGAGTGTCGAGGAAACTCAGGACATCACCGCCATCTATGCCCGTCGCTCCCCGACCAGCAAGGACCGCGACGAGGTCACGATCGACAACCAGCTCACGAACGGCCTCGAATGGGGCGTCCAGCACAAGCGGACGCGGATCGTGCTCTACATCGACCAGGACCGGTCCGCGTCGAACCCGGCGAAGCCTCGTGAAGCGTTCCGGCGGCTCATGGACGACATCGAAGCGGGGAAGCTCATGGAGGTCATTAGCCGCTCTGATGAGCGGTTCCTGCGTAGCCCGATCGAGCGCGAGCTGTCCATCAACCTCCTGGTGGGCAAGGACATGCCGGTCTACTACACGCATGACGCCTACAACGACTTGACCACCTCGGGCGGGCGGATGCAAGCACGCATCAAGGCCGCGGTCAACCGCCAAGAGGTCGAGCGACTTGCCGAGCGGCGCAACCTCGGAGAGTTGGAGCGAGTCAAGCGCGGCATGGCCGCAACGACACCGGCCCCGTTCGGGCTGGCGCACAGCAAAGACCGCTCCACTTACCACCACGTCACGGAGGAAACCAAGGTCATCCTTGAGGCCGTCGATTACCTGATCGACATCGAAGGCTCAACGCTCGCCGAGGTCGCCCGCCGCTGGAACGCGGCCGGGATCACTAACCGCCTGGGCAACCCGTGGCGCTGGCGCGCAGTGAAAGACGTGCTTCTCAACCCGGCCATGATCGGCCGAAGGGCCTATCAGCGCCACACCTACCTGTACGAGACCAAGACGAAGCCGGTCGAGTCGTGGAAGGCGGAGACCACGCCGGGGAACTGGACCCCGGTCATCGACCCGACCCGGTACGAGACGCTGAAGCTCATGCTGACCGCGACGCGACAGAAGGTCGGCAACGCGGCCCGGCACCTCGGTGCGGGCGTCTACGAGTGCGGTGTGGGGACCGAGCACAAGCCGCTGCGTTCGCGCATCGGCACGCAGAAGGGTCAGAAGATCCGCTATTACGGGTGCCATGGCGACCGGTGCGGCGAGGTCCACGCCCACGTCAAAGCCGACGTGGTGGACGCGTACGTGGTGGAACAGTTGAAGGTCTACCTGAGGGACCCCAAGCAGTTCGACGCGTTCTCCGCGGCGACGGCGGACCAGACCGCCAAGGCGGTCGCCGAACCGGCTCACGTCGCCGCCGCACGCCAGCGCCACGTCCTTGAAGGCCGCCGCGCCGAACTGGCCGAGGCGTTCGCCCTGGGCAGGATCAGCTTGTCCGTCCTGGTCGACGCCGAGGAGCGCATCACCAAGGAACTCTCCGGCCTCGCTATCACCGATCTGCCTGTCCCCGACCTCGAACGGAGCGAGATCCCCTGGACCGTGATCGAAGAGCAGTGGGATGGCTTGGAGATCAGCGCGAAGAAGAAGGCCCTCAAACGGGTGTTCCCCACCATCCGCGTGTTTCCGGCTCTGGCGCAGTCGCAGGGGCGGGGGAAGTTCTACACGCCTCCGGTGGAGCACTGGGTGCACCTCTACGACTTCACGGGCCGCCTCCTGCCGAGCGTGGAAGGCGGCGTAGAGGAAACCGCGACCCGCTTGGCACAGATCGCGCACGCCGCCAAATGCGGTGTGGAGCTTTCCCACCCGTACGAGACGCGCGAGGAGCTTCAAGCCGACATGGACACCAAGATGGCGCTGGACGTGGAATGATCATGTTGCCGCTCGCCCTTGAGGCTTGAGCAGGGCATAGGAAAGCCCCCGCCGCGTTTGGGGATCTGCGGCGGGGGCTTCGTCTTGTCTGGGGTTAGGCGGTGGCGGGCTCGGTGACGACCGAGGGAGTACCGGTCGGGCCGACGCCCGCGGAGATGATCGAGGTCAGGACCGAGGCGAGGGTGGCGAGGCCGACGACCGAGGCGGTAGTGGCCCAGTCGATATCGGTCACGCCCAGACCCGCGGTCGCGGTGACGATCGCGAGGGCGACCTGTGCGGCGGTCTTGAGGGCGCGCTCTGCGGCGTCCTTCCAGAACTCAGGGGTCCACATAGGGGTGGTGTTCTCCTTGCTGTTGAGGGGTTTCTTGAGGGGTTAGAGGCGGGCGATGAGGCGGCCCGAAAAGAAGGTGTCGCGGCTGCCTGCGGCGAGCGAGCGGCCGTCCGCAGCGCTGGTGACGCGGGCGAGCAGGTACTGCCCGGCGGTGATCGAGACCCGCGCCGTGGTCGAGAAATAATGGGCCGTGCCTGCGGTGTGGCGGTGGCCGGTGCCGGTGGCGATCCGGGACCCGGTCGAAGCGGTGTCGGAGGAGAGGTACGTGTACCAGTAGAACGCGCTGGTGTCGATCACGTTGGTAGCGACGCCCACCTGGTACTGCACCTCCCAGATGCCGGTGTACGGGATGGGGATGTACGCGGCGGGCAAGGTGAGGGACATGTTCGACAGGGAGGACAGGTTCGCGCTCCAGGTGACGGAGCTGGACCCGGAGAGGTCGACGGCGGCCGAGAGGTAGACGTGGAACATCGGCGCATCGGTCGACCAGTTCGCAAGAGCCGTAAGGGAGTTGAGCTTCGCGGCGGTGACGCGTTCGCCTGCGGTGAAAGACGCGGGGGCGGTGGGGATGGCACCAGCCATAGGGAGGGGCTCCTCAGGGGTGGGCTAGGTGGCGATGGTGTTGAGGTCCAGGCCGTAGTCCGCGTTCTCCAGGAGCCAGTCCCCGGTTTCGGGGGCACCGGCGTCGGGGTAGCGGACCGAGAGCACGTACATGTCGGCCGCCAGCAGCGAGCCGTCCGTGTTGGGGCCGATGGTGACCGTGGTCGAGCTGCCCTTGGTGGGGATCTGGACGCCGCCCGAGCGGGCGGCGTAGCTCAGGCACGGCGGCCAGCGGCATTCCGAGGGCAGCGTCAGCGTGATCGCATAGAACGTCTCGGCGCGGACGAGTGCGTACTTGACGAGGAGGGAGCCGTGGGTGAGGGCGACAGCAGCAGTCAGGTTCGCGGCGAGGCCGGTGCCGGTCCCTGCCGCGTACTCGGCGGCGGTGAGAGCGACGATGATGCCGGGGAGGTAAGCGGCCCACGGGGCGGTCTGTGCGGTCTGGGTGTCCTCAATCTCGCCCGTCCACGCCTCCGCTTCGGAGGCCATGCGGCCCAGGTCGGTCACGAAGTCCGCCGACCAGGCCGCGGGCCTGGTGATGATGCGGTCACTCACCGGCCGCCTCCGTCGTTTCCTCCTCGGGCTCGGGAGTCTCGGGCTCCCCTGCCTCCTCGTCCATGAGGACCTCCTCAGCCACGGCGGTTGCCGTGATCGCTGCGGCGGCGGGCTCGAACTCCGCGGAGAGCATCAACGTGTCCCCCGCGACCCACGGGACGTTGGCGATGGCGAAACCGTTGACGGCGGCCGTGTCGGCGGTGGGGGCCACCGCGACCGCGGTCATGACGCCCGCTGCCGTGAGCCGGTACGCGGAAGCGATGATGAACCCGTTCCAGGTGAGGCCGCCTGAGGGGACGACCCGGAACCGGCCGTAGCCGGTGCCGGTCGGCAGGGCCGTCGTGAAGCGGGCGCTGAGGGTGACTTGGGCGATGATGTGGTGGGAGCGCCAGCGGCACCACGAGGTGGCCTCATCGAGGACGATCCCGGTTGATGTCCCTGAGTCCCAGCGCAGGTCCGGGCTCGTCCCGGCCCAGGGCGCGGAGGGCAGGCCGAGCGCTTCGACGCCCAGTAGCGCGGTCTCGACATCGCCCGCGAGGTTCGTCATGTCCGTATGGGGGGCGAACTCATCGGATTTGAGGGGGTGGCGGATGCCGTAGCGGGTGGTGGCAGCCATTCAGGCCACCCACCCGGCGACGCGCACGGAGGTCTCGGTGAAGTGCACCAGAGCGCCCGCCAGGGTGCCGGGGCTGCCGAGGTAGGCGGGGACGCGGGCGGTGAGGGTGTCGCTCTCGCCGGTCACGGTCAGCTCCACATACCCGCCGCTCGGAGCGGCGGCGAGAGCGAACCGGTACGTGTTCTCTTGCAGCGGCCGGGGGAAGGGCCGCCGGGGGCGGCGGCGGATCGGGAGGACGCGACGCCTAAGCGTCGCCGTACTCCGGGACCTCGTACTGCTCGGCATCAATGGACTCCAGGTCGATAGTCATGTCTCCCAGGCCGAGGGGGAGGCGGAGGGCGGCGATGACGTAACGGGGCGGGGTGGCGGCTGCGCCGGGGAGGGCGATGACCTGACCGGCCTCGATCCACCACCACGGCGGCGTCGTGATCGTCAAGGTCTTGGCCGGGTCGGCGTAGTCGGGCAACATCGCATCAATGGCGGCCTCAGCGAGCGCCTTCGTGTCCAACAAGTCGCTGGAGTAGAACGCTGGTTTACTGCCGAACCGCGGCCCGTAGTAGTAGTCGCCGCCGAGGACCGGACGCCATGAGTACCAGAACGTTTCGTCAGTCTCGCCCGGCTGGACAACGAGCGCATTGGATTGTCCCTCGCGCTCGAACTTGACGGCTTCGACACGGAACAGGGCCGGATCAGTAAGGGCGTGATCGGCTTTGATCCGGTTGGCTGACTTCCGGTAGTAATAGGCGGGGTCAATGCGGGACAACAGTTGTCCAGTCCTGGAAAAGAACACCTGCGTGTGGAGGCGCTCATTGAGGATCTGGAACAACTCCAGTCGTTCCCGGTCGACCGTGATCGGGGCGCGGATCAGCGTTGTCGGGATGCTGCCCCACCGCGTGTCGTCAACGATGGTGGCGTACCCGTCGCTTGACGATGGAATGCCGAGTGTCGTTGCCACACGGCGGATCGCCGCATAGTAGGTCCAGCCTTTGCGTGCCGTGTAGGGCTTGAAAAAGCGGGCGTCATTGATGAGGGTGATCTCGTCGGCGAGTTGCGCGGCGACGGCCGGAGCGCCGGGGTACCACTCAGTCGACAATGCACGGTAGCGGCCCAGCTGGACCTCGGACACGGTGCTGCCCTGGCGGACCGAGACCCACAGGTCCGCGGTCCAGCCGCGGTCCAGCCCGGCCGCGAGCCATTTCGGCTTGAGCGTGGAAAACACCACGTCACCGGTCCGGACGACCGCTTCGGGGCGGGTCCAGACGAGTTCGCCGGAGACGGGGACTTGATCGGCGACGACCGTGCCCTGATCCCTGACGGTGGCCCAGAATTCCAGGTCGAGCTGGGTGCCAGCGATCCAGGCGGCGAAGGCGGGGTCAGACAATGAACGTCGCCCCGCTCTCGCCTTCGGGCAGCGGGGGCCCGCCGTGGGTTACGGCGGCCATCTGCGCATGGGTGTAGGTGATGACCGCTTCGTCGGCTTCCATGTCCGCGTACGAATCCCACCCGCCTGCGAGCACGGTCTTATACGTGGGGGTCTTCGCGGTGAACACGCCCTCGGTCGCATGGACCGGGGACAAGACCCACGTCCACTCGAACAGTCCTTGACTGGGTGGCCCGATCGCGGTCCGGGACACGTCCTGGAGCAGATACCAGGGCGCTATCTGAATGTCCTCGTCAACGACACCGGGCCATTGCACACACAAGGGGTTGTCTCTGATGAGATTGCGAAGCCGGGAGGCTTCCTCGAACGTCCAGGAGTAGAACGTCATCTCCACCTGGCCGGGCCTCCGGACACCGGCTTGTCCGTAGCCGAGTCCCTTCGTTGTCTCCGAGAGTCCGTAGAAGACATTCGTTTCCGAATTGAAGGTGAAGCTCGGTGCGGACTTCAACAGCAACCCGATGGGCTGATCGGAGTACCGCTTCGACTTGACCCACACATATTCGCCATGGCTGATTACCGTTGTCGCGGAGGCGACTACGGTGGTTCCGGCTGTCGCCGTGTAGGTGACGGGGACGCCCAGGGGCGGCGTGTAGTCGATGACGATCACGCCGCCCGTGTCCACGGTGTACGAACCCACCGCGCGGGTGACTTCGAGGTCGGGCGCGAACTCGGACAGGTCCGCGACGGAGGCGAGGGCGATCGTGGGCGTGTCGGGGAGGGCGTTGACGAGGTGGATGAGGGCCGCGCGCCGGGTGGCGTCGGCGGCCACGGTGATCTCCAAATCCACGAAGGGCTCCAGGGGGTTAGAGGGCACCGGCCGCGGCAAGGCGGCGGTCGTGGTCGTCGGCGTAGCGGATCTCGGTGCGCACGATGTCGGTCAACTCGGTGTCGCCGAGGTAGACCCGCACGTCGACCATCGGGACCGACGCTGAGGCGTTGACCTCGAACGAGCCCAGGGAGGTCGCGGCCGAGGAGAACGCCGCCGCGTCGAAGGCGGCGACGGCAGAGGCGGCGTCGGCCATGCTGAACGTGGAGGCGAGCGGGGCGAGCGCCGCGTCCACGGCCGAGGTGTCGGCGGACAGGCTGACCGTGCCCGAAGCATCCACAGTGGAGAAAGGATTCAGGTCGATCGAGGAGACCTTGTCGGAGACCCAGGAGGACACCGAGTCCCAGGCGGCCGAGAGGCCATCCTTGATCTTCTCGATCAGCTCGCGGCCGAGGTCTTTGAACTCCTCATACGCGCCTGCCCAGGCGTCCTTGATCTTGGGGAGCAGCTCCATGAAAGCATCGACGGCTTCGGGGATCGCCTTGATCAGGGCCCCGGCGATCTGCGGAATCATCTTGATGACGGCCGTGACAATGTCGGGGATCGCCTTGACGATCGCTATCAGCAGTTGCGGGATGAGCAGCAGGAACGCCAGGACGATCTCGGGGAGCATCGGGATGAGGGTTTCGATGATCGCCGGGATCATCGAGATCACGGTTTCGATGATGGTGGGGATGGCCTCCACCAGCTTCTCGATCAGCATGGGGATCGCGGTCATGATCGACTCGATCAACAAGGGCAGGGCGGTGAGAATCGCGGTGATCAGGGCCGGGAACAGTTCAACGAACCCGGTCACGATGACGGGGATGGCGGCGACGAGCGCGTTCAGCAGGGGCGGTACGAGGCCGATGATCGCCGTGATCAGGCCGGGGATGGCCGTGACGACGGCACCGATGAGCGCCGGGAACAATGTCTTGAACTGCTCGATCGCGGCGGGCATGTTCGCCGCGAGGCCGTCCGCGAGTTGCTGGATGAGGTTCACGGCGAGGGTGAGGAGCTGCGGGAGGGAGGCGGCCAAGGCATTGGCGAGGATCGGGAGGGCGGCGACGACCGCGCCGAGGATCGCCGGAGCGCCGGTCTCGATGGCGCTGATGAGTTCGGGGAAGATCTCGCCGAGGGTCGCGACGATCTCGGCGATCAATCCGGGCAGTTGCGCGCCGAGCGCTTGCGCGAGTGCGGGAAGCGCCTGAATGACGCTGATGATCTGGTTTCCGGCGTCCTCGATCGCGGGCCCGATGGCCGCGCCGGAGGCGAGCAGCATCCCGGCGGAGAGGGCCGCGCCGATCAGGCCGTACTTGAGGGCGTTCAGGCCGCCCTTGGCGAGGCGGCCCGCGTTGCGGCCCAACGCGTTGAGGCCGTCGCGGGCGACGCGGGTGCAGATCGCGCCCATCCGGTTGATGGCTGCCGCCGTCCCCGAGACCGCGCGGATCAGGCCGCGCTCCATCGCGTCGCGGACGCTCCGCGCCCCCGAGACGAGGGCCCGGAAGCCTGCGACGGCCCCGGTCTTGATGCCCTGGCCGAAGCGGCGCATGTACGCCCCGGTGTTGTTGGCGAAGTCCAGGAGCGTCGCTTGTGCCCTGTGGACCGAGTTGACGATGCCGGTGCCGAACCGGGAGACCGCATTGACCGCGGTCACCAGAGCGCCGGGGACCGCTCTCACGGCCCGGACGATGCCGGTGCCCACGGCTCGGCCGAAGGTGGCGACATTCGTTGCAGCGCGCTTGATCTGGTCGGTGAGGGACCGCAGGGTGGAGCGCGGGTACAGGAGGTTGGTGCCCAGGTTGATGACGGCTCGGCCGACCCGGTTCACGAGCTGCGCGAACGGCCCGATTGACGTGCCCGTGTTCTGGACGACGCCTCGGAAGTAGCGGAACGCCTTCACCGCGCCGCCGCCTACGCTCTTCGCGGTCTCGCCGATGCGGTTATTGAAGCGCGTCAAAGCGCCCACGCCTTCGCCCACATGGTCGAAGACCGACCCGAGGATGACGAGGAGGGGCCCGATGACGGCGGCCAAGGCGACGAAACCGGCGATCATGGCGAGGGTCCCGCCGTCGACAGTCGCGAGCCATGCAGTGAATTTCGCGAAGGCGTTGATGATGGGGATGAGGAATTCGGAGACAAACCCCGAGTCATTGAGTTTCTCGATGGCGATGTTCAGGTTCTTGAACGCCGCGACTAGGGCGTCGTTGTTGTCCGCGAGTGGACCGCCGAACAGCATCGCCAGCCGGTTTGAGAGAATCTGCAATTGGCCGGACAATGTCGCGGTCTGCGCGACCGCCATGCCCGCGAACTCAGGATTCTGGTTCAGGTAGTCGTAGATTTTCGGGAGTACGTCTTCGGCGAGGAGCTTCCCGGACTGCGACATGAGCCTGAGTTCCTCAGTCGAGATTCCGAGGGCGCGGGAGAAGAGCCCCCAGGAGTCCACACCCCACTCACTGATCTGGAGCATTTCCTCAGCCTGGATCTTCCCCTTCTGGCTGATCTGCACAAACGCCCGCATCACACCGTTGACCGCCTCCGCCGAGAGGTGGTACTTGCCGGTGATGTTGTACAAGCCCTCCATGGCATAGCGGATCTCATCGACGTTGCCGCCGAAGGCGGGCCAGAGCTTAATGCTCGATTCGAGCATGGTGTTAAAGCTGGTGCCCCACGCATTCGACTTGTCGTACAGTTCATCGACAAATGCGGTCGCCTCATTGGCTTCCATACCGAACTGGTGGAAGATGTTCCGAGCCGAGGAGACGCTTTTAGCCATTTCCCAGCCGTCGGCGACAATGTTGCCGACAACCAATGACACGCCTGCGAACGCTATTGACGCCTCGAAGCCGAGCGACTGGAGTCGGTTCCCGATGTGGTCGAAGGACTTCGCCAGTTTCGAGTTGATCTGCGATTCGATCGACCCGGCGACTTGCGCGGTCATCTGGTGGGCGCGCTTGACCATCGAACTGTCCAGGATCGACAGTTCGACAAAGCCGGTCGCGAATTTCGCGCCGCCGCCGCTAGCCACCAGATGACCTCACATGCGTGCCGTAGGTTTCAAAGAGATGCCTGAAGCCCTTGCGGCGCTTCGACTTCGAGGAGTCCGCGCCGGGCCTGGGGATCGGCTCGGGCTTGGGGACGGGGTTCTTCTTGGCCCCGTGGGCGGTGAGCAGCGCGCCGAGCAGGAAATTCGTCTGGCGCGTGGTGTCGAGCTGGGCGGCGGCGAGGTGCGTGGGCTCGTCCCAGTGGTCGACGCGATGGCCGATCGCCCGCAGCGACCGGGAATGCGCGGGCAGGCGCAGCAGCAGGGCGCGGAAGCGCGCCCAGGGCAGACGCGGGGAGCCGAGGTCGGCGATGTCGATCCCGTAGTGGGAGAGCATGTCCGCGTCGATGTCGGCGGTATGGGCTCGCAGGAGGGCTGCGAGCCCGATCATTCCCCCAGGTCAAGCCCCTGCGCGGCAGCGTCGGCGTTGAGCGCGGACATGATGTCCATCGCCCGGCCTCCGGCCTCGCGGAACGCGGCGTACTCCGCGCCGAGCAGGCCGCGGGCCAGGCCGACGATCACCTTCGGGCTGAGGTTCTCGCCCTGGTCGGGAAGCGCTTCAAGGGCCTCGTCCGGCCACAGCTCCACGGGCGGGATCTCGAAGGTCCCTTCGCCTGCCTTGAGGCGGATCGGGCGGCCGGTGCCGCCCTGGCGGAGGGTCTCGATCTCGTACGTGGGCAGCTCGGGCACAGCGGGCACGTCGGCGGCGGTCTTGGGCATGAAGGGGTGCTCCTTTTAGAAGAGGTGTCAAGCGAGGGGAGGGCGACCGAAGCGGGGCGGCTACTCGGCTTCGATGACCGACGTGATGGCCGTGGCCGCGCCCGTGACGATCGGGTCGTTGGTGATGAGGGTGAGCAGGTCACCGCTGCCGCCGAGGGCCTGGATGGTGAAGCCCCAGGCCACCGCCGTAGCTGAGGTGAAGCTAGGAGACTCCAGTTCGGTCACCTGGGCGCTGGGCATGATGATGCGGAAGCGCTTGGGGGTGATCCCGTCTGCCAAGGTGCCGTCGATGAATTCCACGATGGCGATCATCTTCTTGCGGGCGACGCTCGACTGGACGCCGATCCGGCCGACACCGGCCGAAGGCAGCGACATGATCGCGCCGTAGAACAGCTCCAGGCTGGGCCTGTTGGTCTCCAGACTGGAGAGCGTGAAACTGGCGGCGCGCGAGGTGATGAGCGTGCGGACCACGCCGCGCTGCCAGCTCGTGATGTCCTCGGTCTCGTCGGCCATCTCGTGCTCGATCGCGTCCTCTGAGAGGAGCCCGCACTGGAGGAACGTCGCGGCGGTGATGGTGTCGATGTCGATGGCGGGGTCTTCGAGCTGGGCCTTGACCGTGGGGTAGATGACCCCCAAGTCGTCCTCGCAGTAGTAGAACGCGCCGGAAGTCGCGACGCGGACGGCGGAGTTATTGAATTCGTACGGCATGTTGGGGCTACCTCTGAGGGGTGAGGCGAGAGGGTAAGGGGTGCTCGGGCTGGTCAGCCGTCGAGCGAACGCAGGTACACCGCCACCGTGGATATCCACCGTGGACAGTCGCTGACGCGGTCGGGGAAGAACTGGGGGCCGCTCTCCACGAAGCACTTCGTGATCCGCGGGAGCCTGACCCCGCCCGCGGAGGTGCGGGGGGTGGTGTCGTTGTGGCCGCCGACGAGGAGGTGTCCGAGCGCTTCCTGGAGGGCGGCCTGGCCGTCGAACCGGCTGGCACACCACGTCTCGATCGAGCAGCGCGCATAGTCGATCGCGGGGGGCCGGTAGTTGCCGCCGTAGCGGCGCACCACCAGATGCGGGGTGGCGGGGGTGGCCTCGGGGAAATCGGTCGACCCGGACCAGGGGGTCATGCGGCGGGAGAGGTAGTCCAGGACCGACAACTCGGCGTCGCCCCATTGGGGCGGGGTGAGTGTGCTCATGGGCGCGCGCTCGACCAGAACGCGGCGGCCATCGTGTGATGCGCCCGGCCGTTGCGCGTGCCCCACTCGATGTGTGCGGCAGCCGGGTCCGTGGAGCCGACGAGCATGGCCGCGGCCGGTCCGGTGCTCCGGGGGTGGCGGAACCCGCTGCGCTCCATGAAGAACGAGCGCTTGTAGCGGCCGGTCTTGCCGGTCGGGGCTGTGCTCTGGCAGGCGACGAGGACCCGGTCCATGTGGTCGGCCAGGAGGCCGTACACGGCCTCGGAGAACAGGAAACGCCGGATGGCGGCCTGGTGGACGATGACGCGGGCCATCAGGTGTATCCCTCCACATAGCTCATACGGACCGTGAGGTGATGGACGGCCCCGAACGCCAGGCGGGGCATGACGGCTTCCACGTCGTAACTGCGGCCCTCGTGCTCGATCCGGTCGCGCGGGGTGAGATGGGCTTCGGGCGGGAGGATCACCCACCAGGTTTCGACCGTGGTATCCCTGAACTTGTCCTCCTCGCGGGCGGCGGTCATCCAGGCCCGGCCCCTGTAGACGACGGCAGGCGCGAAGGTACTGACGGGGTTGCCGTAGGGGTCGGTGCCCGCCACGGCGCGGCGGATCGCGATGTCATGGCACATCACGCCAGGGGTGGCCTTCATCGGTAGCCGCTCCAGCCCGGCGCGATGAACTCCGACCATTCGATGGAGTCGGCGGGGCCGATGCCGCCCGCGACGCGGACGGAGGTGATCACTCCGCGTCCCGAGATGCGTTGCAGGAGTTTGCGTTCGGCCTCGTTGAAATCGAGGCCCGTCATCTGCGACCGGTCGAGGCGGTAGGAGTAGTCGCCGATGACCTCGGAGGCAATCGCGTTGGGGTTGGTCCACCAGCGGCCCGCGACCTGGAGGGCGACGAGCCGCAGCAGCGGCCAACGGGGCTCTTCCAGCTCTTCGGGTTCGGTCGACCAGCCCAGCTCGATCAGCATCAGGGCCGACACGTCGACCAGGAGGGCCCCGGCCCGCTCGATCTCACCAGGGGTGAGGGTGAGACCGAGTCGGGCGGCCAGCTCGTCAGCGGTTGCGAACGCCATCGGCTACGCCGTGAAGTCGACCGTGGCCTTGAGACCGCGGTACTGGCGCAGCTTGGTCTCGTCGGCCGCGGTCTGCTCGATCGCGGTGGCGTAGTCCTTGACCTCACCGAATCCGAAGTAGACATTCAGAAGGCTGCGGTCCTGGGCCCACGCGTAGTCGTAGTCGCGGATCATCCGCAGCGCGAGGCCGTGCGCGCCAAGGGAAGAGGCGAAGGCGACGCCGAGGGGGACGGCCGGGGCCATCGAGATGAGGCGGAGCGCGGAGGGGTGGAACGCGAAGACCTCGTCCTCACCGATCGTCGCCACGGTCACGACGTTGAAGCCGTAGATGCGGCCAATGCTGGCGTTGCGCAGCGCGTTCGCGTCGCCCGCCCAGTCCGCGCGGATCAGGTTCGGGTCCTGGAGCAGCACGCTTTCGACCGCGGAGCCGATGAGCAGGTGACGGCCACCCGCCGGGACGTTGCGGTCGTTGAGGGTCTTCCTCATGATCAGGATCAGGCCGCGGATCTTGGCCGAGGCGGTCTCCAGGTCGTCGCCGCCGATCGAGACGACGCCGGTACCGGCCGTGTCCGCGTAGTCGTAGACCTGGAAGCTGGTCCGCATCGCCGTAGCCACAATGGACTCGTATTTTTCGGCGATGGCCCGCGTCTGCGGGGTGAGTACCTGCGCCCCATAGGAGATGATGTCGAGACGGAGCATCTCGTCTGTCAGCTTCATCGAGCTGTACAGATCCTTGTCGATCTTGACAGGGATGGTGTATTCGTTCAGCTTCGAGTCGAGGTAGCCGACCGCGGAACCGGAGGCGTTGACCGCACCCGTGGGGTACGCGGAGCGGTCCTTGCGCATCGGCAGGGGGTCCTTGCCGACAATCCAGCTGGGGCGCTTGACGTTGATGGTGTCGCCCATGTTGCCGACGAATTCGGCTTCGGCCTGGCGGTCGAACAGGGCGGGGAGCACGAGCTGGTCAAGGAGGAGTTCGATCGAGGTGGCGGCGAACGCGTTCGCCTGGACCAGCACACCGGGATCGCGGTAACCGGGATAGGAAACGACCATGAAAAGGGGTCCTTCGAGGGGAGAAGGTCAAGGGGTGAGGGGTGCCGGTCCGCCTGGGACGCGCGGCTAGTACGTGGTGATGGCCCGCACCCGGCGGGCGATCTCTGCGGGGTCGAGATCCTCGAACTCGGCGGCGGCGGGGGCTGCCGCGCCGGACTGGAGGGCCGCGACGGGCGCGGCATGGAGGGCAGCGCCCTTGTCGACGGCCGCGAGCTTCGCCAGCTTCTCGGCCGCGGCCCGCATCGCGGTCTCATCGCCGGAGAGGAACTCGGCGAGGTCAGGGGTAAGCCCGTGCTCGGCCATGACCTTGTTGCGGGACAACTCGGTCCGCGTCTGGTTCAGCTCGGTCTTGGACGCCTCAAGAGCGTCCAGCGCCTTCTGAAGCTCGCTCTTGTTCGCATCCTCAAGGGACTTCGCGCGGGTGCGGTACTTGGCGGCCTCCGCACGGAGGGCGCGGATCTGGGTCTGTGCGGCCTCCGGCAGGCCGGAGATGTCGGCCGCGGGTTCGGCGGGGGTGCCGGGGGCGTCGGTCTCGGCCGTCTCCGGGGCGGGGTCGACTGCGGGCACGACGGCAGGCACAGGGGTGGGGTCGGGCAAGGGGGTTCGCCTCCTGGGCGTGGGGGTGTCGGCCGCACCTGGCGGCCTGAAGGGTGTTACTGGCGCGGGGTGTTCGCGTAGTCGTCGCGGCGCAGCGCATTGAGATCGCCGCGGGAGCCGGAGTATTCGGCGTAGTAGTCCGCCGCCTGGGCGGACTGCGCGTCGGTCATCTCGAAGACCGGGACGGAGAAGCACTTGCAGTGCCGATGGGCCTTGAAGCTGGCCGTCTTCTCGGAGTTGTACTTGTAGGTCGCGCCGCGACTGATGAGCATCCGGCACCACGCGCACGGTTTGGCGGAGGCGGAGGCGCGGGACCAGCCGAGTGCGGTCTGATCGGACCAGACGTGGTCCATCATCCGGGCGCGGCCCGCGTCGATGACCCACTTCTGAACGACCCCCGAGGAAAGGACCAGGGCCAGATCCATCGCCTTCTCGATCGTGTAGCCCTTGGAGATCGCGACCTTGGCCGCGACGGGGCCGGACAAGAGCAGTTGCTGAAGCAGTTCGGCTAGGGCCTGTTCGATCTGGCGGGCGGTGGGGGTCCAGTCGCCTGCGGCCCCGGCCAGCTCGCGCAGCGCCGCATAGAAGTCGTCCGTCGCAGCAAGCACTTTGGGCTTGTGGGCCTGGATGACGAGTTGCGCGCCGGTCGCGTAGCGGTCGAAACTGCCGGTCAGGTTCTCGGGGTCCAGGAGCGGCCACACCTCGATCAGATCGAGGGTCGACGCGGCGGACTCGGATCGGACGAGCTTCAAGAACTCGTCAGTGACCTCCTTCTCGGCCGTGGTCACTTGGCCGCCTTCGGCTTCGCAGCCGGGGCGCTCTTGCGGCTCGGGGTGCCGTAACCGTCTTTGGAGGTCGTGGGGGTTCCGGCGACGTTGACGCCGCCCTTGGCGTTGTCCGCGCCCTTCGCTTCGGCGTTCGTCTTCTCGACGCCCGCGCGGCCGGTCTCGGCCTGGAGCATCCCGACTAGGTTCCCGAACGCGTTGGCGTCCTCCGCCATGGCCTTCCAGGACGCGACATCCGAGGAGTTGACTCCCGGAATCCGCTCCCAGAGCGCCTCGGGCGGGACCATGAGCATCTGCGACAACTTGCCGAGCGCGTCCACGGTGGATGCCAGGCTTCGGGCTTCGGTGTCGCGCCAGATGATCCGATTGCGATACGCGTCATCGGGAAGGGCTTCGCGAGTCGAAGCGGCAATAGACAGGCGAAACACCTGATTCCAGGAGACCCCGAAAACAGTGCGCTTTTCAGAGGTCTTGCGCTGGAGTCCGGCTTCGGCCGCGGCCAATGCCTCAGCCGACAGATTCGCAATTTCACCGAGCAAGTACACGGGCGGCACTTGGGAAATGGCCGACATGTGCTTGATCGTCTCGGAGATCGCATTGAGGATCTTCGAGATATCGGACTCGGAGAACTCCCCGAATTTCACATCAGGATCGGGGGCCAACCAGACACGATTAACCGCGCTGTTGAAGTCCTCGATAGCTTTGCCGGTCTCGGGATCGCGCGGAATAACGAGCCCGGAGGCCCAGCGCTGCCTGAAAGAAGCGAACTGCGCAATCAAACTGGCGGTCAGGATCAGGTTGTTCAAGCGGTCTTGCGCGGGAATCAACGCTTCGATATCGCCGCGGGGCGGCACATTCGGGGACGTGGTCAGGGAATTGCGGAAACGTACGATCGGGCAGACGCCGAGACCGTGTGTTTCGGTCGTCGTCAGCGTGAAAGAGTCCAGGTCCGGGGTGTCGGTGAAATACTCGCCGAGGAACGTATACACGCTCTCCGCGTCCAGGAGCGTTGCCCGGCAGCGCTTCTCACCGGTCGTGTAGTCCATGTCCACATGCAGCGCCCACTCGGGCCACTCGTCGTGGATCGGGTCCCGGTACAGGGCGGTCATGGACAGCGGTGAGATGGGCCTGATCTGCGGGATCGTCTTCTTACCGGGCAGGACCCGCACATAGGACACGCCGTAGGTGAGGGCGTCGCGGTGCACGGAGTGCTGCCAGGCGTCCAATCCGTTGGCATCCCAGAACTCCCATGCGGAAGCGTCATCCGGGGAATCCGGTAGGCGGTAGCCTTCGACGTAGAGTTGCTGCGCGACAGCGTCAATGATGAGCGGCAGGAAATTGAGTACCGACCGCTGCGCCAATGCCTCGTACTCGCGGTGCGCGTGTTTGGGCATGTACGGCGGCGACTGCACGCCGATCGAATACCGTTCGAGGTGCGCGAAATGCGCCCGCTCATCACTGAATCGAGCAAGGCTGCGGTGGAGTACGTCTTTGAGTTCGCCCGGAAGGGCCATAAGGGTGTCCCTCCGAGGGAGGTGAAGGGGGTCAGTTGAGACCGATCAGCACACCGGAGCGCTTCTTCCATTTGGCGAGCACGCCCTTTTCAAGGGCGACATGCCGGGCGTAGAGCGCAATCACCATCGCGACAGCGGCGTCGATCTTGTGCGTCGACTGGCGGCTTTCTTTGCCGATGCCGATGCCGTACTGATTCGGACGGCGGCGCGCGTTTTTCAAATGGCGGATCAGCGCCGGGTGTCGGCTGATGCGGATAGTGCCGGTCTCGAATCCGGTCACGGTCGCCTCAGCTTGGGCCGTGAACTCCGCGAGTCGCCTCGTGCTTCTCATATCGAAGTTGAAGATGCCCTTAGGGCCCATGCCGGTGAAAATCTGGTCGCGGTAGGTCTCCGCCCAGATCTCCACGTAAGGCTCCCAATAGGACATGTCACAAGCCATTGCGGCGACGCGGAAGCGGCGGAACGCCTTCGCGACGGCGGCCTGGACCTCAGGCTTGGGAACGGCCCAGTCGTCATGGCCGGGCATGTCCGGTCGCTCCCAGACGCCGAGCAGCTCTGCGAGGCCGGTTGCTACGTCGACCGCGACGAGCGCGGTTGCGTCTTGGCTTTTGCTCCCGTCGAATCCGAGGGCGACGATTCTGCCGTCTTGGATCTGCTCATCAGTGCAAGCAGCGTCCACCTGATGCGGTTCAGCCCATGAATCACTATGGGCCACAACCTGGTTCAAGTAGAATCTGCGCGCTTCGTCCACAGTGACCGTGAGGTCGTAGATCTCGGCGACGATGCGGTCGATGTCGAGCCAGATCGCGTCACCGCGGCAGTCCGCGAGGGCGTGGCGAAGCTCGTCCTCGTCGGCCAGGTCGAGGACCGGGAGACTGGATTCGATGGAGTCGAGCAGGATGCCGGTCGTCCGCGACCGGCCCTCTTGCTGGGCCTGGAACGCCTCGTAGTCGCGCTCGGCGACGCTGTCCATCCCTGGTACGTGTGCGTTGGTCGTGACCAGCATCCGGGCCATGCCGTTGCGGGACTTGCCGAGGTTGCGCTTGCAGACGGCGGCGAGGCGGTGGCCGCCGTCTGAAGAGGTCCACAAGTGGGTCTCGTCCGCGACGATGAACGTCGGCCGGGAGCCCTCCAGGGTCTTCGCCTCGGAGCTGACCGGCGCGAGGCGGCGGCTCTTGGTGGGCCCGGCGAGAATACGGGTCTGGCCGCAGTCGACGGCCATGCCGTCGATCTCGGTCCGGTCGCCGATCATCCCCCGCGCCATGTCGAAGGTGTTCGCGGTCTGGTCGAGGCTGACGGCGGCGAGCTGGACCCAGGCCGCATCAGCGCGGACAACAGTCCACTTGCGGCGCTTGGCATCCCACTTGGGGCGGCAGGGCCCGAGCAGCTCCACGAGCGACAAAGCCGCAGCTAGCGGGCCCTTCCCCGCCCCCTTAACACGCATGAAGATGGCACGTCGCCACACCCAACGGTGCGACTTGGCCGGGTCGGTGGCATACCAGTGGAGAATCAGACGGATCTGCTCAGCGGTGAAACGCCAAGGGAGATCGCTGTTCTCGGGGTTTCTGAGGTGCTTGTGGGCCCAGTCGATGACGGCCAGGCCGACCATCTCTGACCAGCCGAGGTCACGGGGCCGCTGGGTGGGCAGATTGCCCACCTGGACGGTTGCCACGGCGGGGGTGCTCCGAGGGGGTTAGGAGAAGGCGGCGTCCACGTCGGCGTCAGGGCCGGATTCGATGGCTTCGCCCTCGATCACGGGCTGAATGCGAAGACCGACCTTCGACCTGTCCACATGGGAGAAAAGAAGCGAGTCTTCAAGGGGCTTAATGACTCTCGCCAGTTTGATCAGCAATTCTGGCTCGCTCGTGGAGTAGTACGCGTCTTTCAACGGCAGCAGGTCACGGATGCGCTGGATATCGGTGATCAGGTAGACGGCCGCCTGCGGGGCGGACATGACGCTGATCAGCCATTGCCGGGTGCGGGATTTGAGGCGGCCCAAGTCCCCGAAGTCCCACTCATCGCGGTAGTTCGGGGCCTGGGCCAGCTCGACGGCCGCGGCTTGGGCGAGGCTCTCGTGTCTGCCGAGCTTGCCGCCTTCGGGCTTGGGGTGGGTCATCTCGTCACCAGGGCCACGATCGCGACCACGAGGGAGCCGACCGCGAGAAGCGTTGCGGCTGTGGGGATCGCCCATAGCCGCCGCTCGGTCTGGCGAAGCCGGTCTTCGTGGTCGGTCAGGGTCTCGCGCGTGGCCTGGTCGGAGGCCGACATGCGGCCGAGGTCGGACCGCAGGCTGACCACCTGGTCGTAAATCTCGCGCGCGCCGATGGTCACGGTCCCGAGGTCATCGGGCATGGGCTCTCACCCCTTGATGAGGCGGGCCCACGTCTTCGGGCCCGGAATCGCATCGACCACGAGGCCCTTGGCCTTCTGGAAGAGCTTCACGGCGGCCGTGGTGCCGTCGCCGAAGTTCCCGTCAATGCCGCCAGCGGCGCGGAGCTTGGCGGCGGCGTCGCCGCCGTAGGCGAGGATGAGGCCCTGGAGCCGCCGGACGGCGGAGCCCTTGTCGCCCTTTTCGAGGGTGGGGAGAGCCATGATGAGGGTGTCCGTCCAATCGGTCGAGGGGGTAGCGGGCTTGGCCGGGGTGGTCGGGGCGGGGGTGCCCTCGAAGTAGGCGCGGAAGATCGCGCGCTTGTCGCGGTGCTCGGCGTCGCGGAAGAAACTGATGTGGGTGTGCCACAGGTGCGAGGAGTCGCCCGAAGAGCGGACGCCGAGGCGGTCCCAGCGCTTGACGTTCTTGCCGTCCGGGCTGTAGATGATCTCCCGGATATCGGCCGTGCCAGCGGCACCGGCCTTGCACTGCTCGACCAGCCAGAGCGAGAGCGCGCGGAGGCTCTTGCCGCCCTTGGAGAAGCCGCCGATGTCGATGGCGGAGGCGGCCAGGGACAGGCCCGCCTTATCGCGCGCGGACTCGTCCACGGAGTAGTCGCCGGAGGTCGTCCGGTCCTTGCCGCAGTGGTAGCCGCCGCGGTGGGCAGCGTCCCCGGTGATGCCGAGGGAGACGGCCGTGAGGCCGGTCGGGGTCTTGAGATAGTCGCGGAGGTCTTCGAGGGTGTCTGGGGCGAAGGTCAAGGGGGAACCTCTGAGGGGTCGAGGTGAGGGGAAGAGGCCCCGGCGCGGGTGAAAGGAGCGCAAGCCCCGCGCCGGGGTTGTCCGGCTTCGCCTGCTCACTGGCAGGCAGTCACGCCCAGAACCGGACTGGCGCTAGCCGCGTGCTGATCCGATGCCCCCGAGGGGGGAGGGCACCGGGCGCGGCGATGTGGCGGCCAGCAGTCGACGCATGGCCGTCGCAAGACTTGGGAGGGGTGGGCATGGAGGCCCACCCTTGGCCCGAGCAGGGCTGATGAAGTGGGGGCCGGGGCCCGGCCCCGCCACCGCCCCCACGGGCGCAGGCCGGGCCCCGTGAGGGGTCATTCCCGATTAAGCTGCGGCGGCCTGAACGCCTCTGTGGGCGTTCAGAACCGGCCGCGAGGATCAGACGCCGCAATCGGCGTCGAGGGGCGTTGAGCGCCCCTCTGTGGGGTCGGGAGTGGGCCTGAGGTCGAGAGTCCACCAACAGGTGGAGGAGACGCCTACGGCGAGGCTGGGGCGGTGATGGACGGCCGTCCAGCCGAGGGCGGAGGCGGCGTCGCAGAGGGTCTGGCCGATCGTGTAGTCCGCTTCGCGGCCGTCGAGCCAGATCGCGCCGTAGCCCGCGATGCGGGCCGCGGTGGTGATGGTTTCGAGGAGGAGCTTCACCGAGCCGGGGGTGCCCAGCGCCATGAGCGCCGAAACCTCGCACTCGGGGTCGTGGTCGGCCAGGAGCGCCAGGCCGTGAACGACGCCCGAGGCGTCGACCGCCGCGAACGCGGTGATCAGGTCGCGGGACTCCAGTCGGGCGGCAATAAGCTGGGCCGCCTCGGAGGCCGAGTCGAGGTCGATCGAGTCGACATTCAGATCAGGAATCGTATCGACGGCAATCAATATGCGGGCCTCCAGGGCGAGCGACGGAGCGGAGAAGGCCAAGCGCGGAGCGCTTGGGATTCGCAGCGACGGAGCGAGCAATGCCCCGGAGCGAAGCGGAGGGGCATAAGACGACGGCAGCAGACCGTGAGCACCGGAGAAGTAATTTCTGCTCCGGCCAGGAGCCGGAGCGGTTATCACATCGGTGAAGAACTCCGCCCGGCGGAAGCCGGGTCTTTTTGCTTCGGTGAAGTGAATTCCGCGCATACGCGCGTTATTAGATTATTAAGACTGACCCCTAAGGGGGTCAGTTAATAAGTTAATGAGGTTGTCTTCTTATTCAGGCCATCCCTAAGGGGATGGCTTAATAAGTAAGTTGATTAAGTTGTAAGTTGAAGCCCCAGGCTCGCCTAGCGGCTCGCTTGGACCCTAACCCCCCTTAATCCCCCCTTCCCCTTGTGGAAGGAGTCGTTTAGCAACCCGGTTGAAAATCCCGGAAATCGAAAGTGAGTGAGGAAGGTCATAGGCGTGAAATCCTATATTCGCAGTTCAGTAGCCAAATGGTGAAAAGTGACGGCCGTCACCAGATTCCACGAAGGCGGTGAAATCCCGTCATGTGAGACAGGATGGGGAAGCTCGGAGTGCCCCGATATCGGGGGTCCGGCGTGTTGATCCGGCCCATTCCAGGGCCGGGAAACTACTATTCGAGGGCATGAGCGAAACCCCCGGATTTACTATTCCGAAGCAGATTCACGGCCCAGGTATCCGCGTCCGTCAGGCCGTCCTGGACGCCTCGAAACACCATTGGGCTATCCGGCTTCGGGCTGGTGACTGGGCGGAGCTGTACGGCCGCCGCGGGCGGCAGGAGGCGCATTACGAGATCGAGGTCCGCTCGACCTGCCATCACTGGAACTTGGACGATCTCGGCCGGTGCCAGGAGCATCCGGTCGAAGGCTTCGACATCGCAGACAACCATGTCGCCGAGCGCTTCGGCCCGGCGATAGCGGCCCTGCTCCCCGACGACGAGACCCCCGAGCACCGCGGCGGCTGGGTCGCCCTCACCTACACCGTGGTCGACGCCGCGTAAAGGGGTGCGGAGCTACTCCGCACCCCTTTGACTGCCTGGAACGAAAACGGGGGTCCTCATCAGTGAGGACCCCCGAACCGCAGCGTTATTGACGGGCCTTGAGCCACGCTTCGATCGTCTCAGGCCACCACAGGCCAGCCTGATCCTCCAGGGGCAAGCGCCCCTCATGCCGGTATCGGTCAACCGTGCCGATCTGAACCCCGGCGCGGATCGCGACCTCTTTTCGGCCGTACATGATCGGCGGCTGTTGGGTGCCCTGCCCTGTAGCGTCATCGTGCGAAGTCGCGATGCCGGTCAAGGCCGTGATCTCCTCGAAGGGAAGCAGACCACGGGCGATGAGGAGCTGGTGCAGTTCTTTCCGTTGCTGCACGGCCTTCCATCCGATGTCGCCCTTCATGGCGGCTTTGTTGTCGAGCCGTCCAATGGCGGCGGTCGCGGAGGTTCGCTCGGTCTTCTCCAACGCGCGACGTGCGGAGGCGTCGGCGAGGCGGCGGCGCTCGAATTCGGCGATGTACTCGACCGCGGCATCAACGGCAGCGGCGTCGGTGGCGTCGAACCCTGCAACGGCCTGGGACGCATAGGGCAGGTCGGAGGTTTGCTTCGTCCACATTGCAGAAGCGGGCGCGTCGTCCCAGCCACGCCCATTACCGACACCCCAGCTCTCGACCGAGAACGCCTGGAGCACGGACCAGCCACCGCTGACGGAGGCGGCGGTGCCGTCGAAGTCGTAACTGATGGTCGCGTTGGTGATGAGGTAGAGGGTGAGGCCGTCGCGGGTCTTGATCGGGGTTTCGTCCATTGGGGGTGTCCTCTTCGGTGAAGATGAGATGTGATTGCTGCTCGTATCCTACAAGCAAAACTTGTATGCCGTCAAGAGGGTACTCACATTGTGAGTACCCCTGGATATGCTGGGTTGATGCGCCCCTTCACCGTTCGCGATTTCCCGAGGCTGGTCGACCACGTCCTAGCAATGGACGAACTTCCCGGCGTCGCCCTGTCGCCGTCCCGCTGGGAACTGGTCGAGATCGCTTCGAAGTACTGCGCCGTCACGGTCCGCGGGGAGGAGCTGGAGGCTTCGGAGGTGACCCTGGCCGGTGCCGGGCTCGAAGCCCGCGGGCGGGCCCTGGACCTCGTATGCCGCATCACCGGAGTCAAGGAGGTCCGACTGTTGCCGGAGCGGCAGCCTGACACCTGGACCTACGAACTGACGGGCGTCGGTCCCCGCCCGTTCATCGCCGCCGAGCTGCTCCGCCTGCTCCAAACTCAGCTCGACAACAGGGTGGACTTCCACCGCTTGCAAGACGACCCCGCGGTGGTCGACGCTTCCGCTGCCTCCTGGATGGACCAGACCGCCGCGGAGCTGGAGGAGTTCGCGTCGTGATTGCCGACGACATGACCGGAGGTCATGACGATGCTCGATGAAAGCGAAACCGCCTTCCTCGTCGGTGGGCCGTTCAACTCCGAGATACGCCAGATCGCCGCGGACCCGCCGCGGGCGATCCGCCTGCCCGTCATCGCGAAACCGTGCCTGGACGCCGAGCCCGACGAGGCACCCCGCTCGGCGGACTACTACCTCCGGAACGGGACGATGAACCTGCCGTACCGGCTGGATACGGGCGAACTCGTCTACGAATTCAAGGGCTACACCGAAGCCCGATATCCGATCGAAAAATAGTGGGGTACTGCGCAGCCGGTACCCCTTGCCGCATGGTGAGACGCTCACGGCTTCGCTATAAGTGAAAGGACCGGGCCCGGCGGGTACCGCCGAAGGGCGGCCCGAACAGCGAAGACATCGCGAAATACGATGAGACACATGTGGACCTTCCTCGGAGACCTGATGCCCGGTCAGGTGTGGGCTTGGGGCGGCGTAGCCGTTTTGGCGGTCCTTGGGCCGTGGATCGGTTACCAGCTCGGTCGGAGGTCTGCGCGGGCTTCGGAACAACGCCAGATCCTGAAGGACCTCCTGTTGGCGATCTCGTCGGCGCGGATCAAGGAGCAGCCCGACCACGGGTATTCGGATGACCAGTCGGAGTGGTTTAGAGCAAACAGCGAAGTCCACAGTCTGATCAACGACCTGCTTTGCCAGAGCAGTCGCCAGGGTCTTCGGAGCCGACTGAGGACGCTCGACATCATCAGCCCCTTGCACTGGCACTCTGGGAATGGCGAAGTCTCGGAACAACTTGTAGAGGAGCTTCAAGCGATCGGAACCACTGAGGTCCGCCTTGAGGCAATGGTCCTCGATGATGCATATCAGGTGGTCGCCGCGGCTATAAGAGGCGAAGATCTACCGACCTTGGACGAGAACGAAGAACTCGCTGAAATCGAAGGGTGGTTCATCATGTTTGCCGGGCAACATCCGAACCTCTAACCCGCAGGCCCGTTCTGGCCCTTCCGCTGCGGTCTCGATCTGGTGACCGAACGCCGAGCGAGAAGCGCGAGCGCGAGAACCGCGAGGGCACGGAGAATCTCGGCCCGGTGCTCCGGCTGCGCGCCACGAAGAGCGAGGGCGGCGACGAATGCGATGACGACGGCCGGAACGATGAGACCCAGGGCGATCCAGGGGCTGACGGCGGGGAAGTTCATCCCCTAATGAAAACCCATCAAGTCCGCGGTCGTAAGTGTGTATTGCGGTAAAGCGTTTGACAATGTTTGACAACCTGCTTGTGCTGTTCGCTCGCGCCCGCGCGCGAGAATCGCCTGTTTCCGCAGGTGGGACCGGGGTAAACCTTGCTTACCCCGGTGAAACGAAACTCCAGGTAGAAAGTGTTTCGCTATCCCGCTGCGGTAGGGAACGAATTAGAAATGGGGGCATACCCCACCCCTGAGGCATGAATGGGACATAAGCATTCATTGAGGCTTGTATGCTGTGATTATGTTGTGAATGCTGTTGAATTGTATAAAGAAATATAATTCATTGCGAATATGTTTGAATGGTGCATTGACAATTGTTTTATTGTTTATCGTGTTGAATGGTTGTTATTCATCATTAATAAGTCATTGTTATATGTTCGCATCATTATCATCATTAGTTTACTGGTGTATCAGTAGTCGTGCTGTTGGACATATGGGTGTATATAGGGTGACCCCCTTGCATGGCCCTTGCATACGCCCCCCTTACGGTGTGACCCCCTTGCGGTTGGGCCCGTTGTCGCCCCCGCTGCGCTCCCTGGTGACGTTCTGAGACTCCCCCCGCTCCACCTCCCACGCGCCCTCTATAGGTAGGTGTCGAGGCGCGCGCGTAGGCCGCGTGACGGCCGCGTGTTGCTCCCTGGTGTGCCGCTGCGGGCCCTGGTGACACTGTGCCGCGCTCCTAAGCGCGTCCGCCTGGTATTCCCACCCGCCTAGTAGGGAAGGCGAGAGAGGGTCACCAGGGCCGCGGCATGGGCGCGGCGTATCCGCTGGTCAATACGAGCAGGGAGCCTAGACCCGAGGGCGCCTCATACAGGACCAGTCCTGTATGAAACACTTGCTGTGTTCGGTTGGATGACCGGACGGCCCCGGGGTCGTGCAAGTGGCGGACTAGGGCGTGTTGTTTGAAAGCTTCATAGAGTGTTTGACCAGCCGAAACGCTAGGGAGATTGCCTATGTCCGATCATGGGCAGCATTGGGCGTACGCGCCAGTTCCGTTGCATGTGCGTCTGGCACGTCATGTTGACGCTCGGATCGTTGAGCTGGGTTACCAGGTCACACGTCCCGTGCGAGACACGCTCGTTGCGCAAGCAACGTTGGCAGCGCTGCAAGGCGTGCCGATTGACGACACATCACATTGGTACTGGAGTGATTACTTCCCGACGCAAGTCGAGAAGTCACGTCCGATGCTGGTTATGCAGTGGCGGACCGGTCGCGAGGTTTTGACGGACGCAAGCGACCGGTCCCAACGTCACCAGCCTGACCCACAAGGGGAGGGAAGGTGAACCACGCGATCCTACCGGAGCGCTCGCTACGCGAGTTGACGCGTACGGAGATCTGCGAGTGCGGTAAGTGGTTTTGTGCTCTCAAGCATGGTGCCGCTGAACTGTATTCGGAGGTTCGCAAGGCGGATAACGCGCGTAGGAAAGCACTCCGATTGATGGGCGAATTCCAGTAATCCGCCTATTCCGGATAACGGGGAACGGGTCATATAGCGGGCCCGTTCCCTAGTTGTCGGTATAGGATTACGGAAAGAGATATGCAGTTTATGAAATACGAACTGTTCACTTACATGTCTGGCGGAAAGCGCGACATGTCGCGTTCATACGACATTGAAGATTTCGCCTACAAGGCAACGTGTCTTATCACGTTGGATTGGGAGACGACGTTTCAGATTCTCGCTTATGCAAGTTGGGAGTCTGGAGTTACTCAGGCTATCGAGCACGCGATTAGCGATCACTACGGTACGCCGCATTGGCGTACTTGGGCTGTATTCCAGCTCAAACGCAAGTTTCCGCTTATTACCGATGCTGAGGGAATCACGGTCGGCTATGCCGCCTCGCTTCCCGACAATTCAGCGGTCATGTGGGTGGGGCCGGACGCTCGTTTGGAGCCGAAATAGTCCGCCTATTCCAATGATGGCGCACGGGTCAAATAGTGGGCGCGTGCGTTTTCATCCGGTATAGGGACCGGAAGAGTGGAGCTCTAGTGTCAGAGTCAAAGCAATTCGAGTTGAAACCCTGGTGTCTTACCGGGTGGCTTGAAAAGCGGCGCTATACCGATGATTGGCACACGTTGTCGATTCACGGGCCCGCATACTTGGGGTTTCTCAAGCTAATCGAATTCACAGAGAACACAGTCAATGCGAGTTGGATTCCAGACGAGTCAATCTCGGCTAACCACGCGCTGTATCTCCGCACGGCGGTAAGTGAGTCTATCCCGCGGAATGAGTCGGCAATCATCGCAGTCATGGAACTAGACGGGGTGAGATTTAAGCCAGTCCGATACACGGAAGGCGAAGCGGTCGGATGCACGACTGGACTTGAGTTGGCGTACGCCGCACAAGATCGCTTGAAAGAAATCTTCCATGATTTCGGTTTGCACGTGCTTAAGCACTGGGAAGACGGGCGTAAAACCTAGTCGGATTCCGGCACGGGAACCACACTCTTTGAGTGCCCGTGTCTCAATCCGATTTAGGAATACGAGAGGAGAAATGCATGTCTGAAAACGACAAGCAGCGACAGAATATCGCTTACGGCGTTTATAAGGTCGCGCAGGAAATCCGGGACCGAATCGTAATCGGAGACGGGATCGCATGTAAGGACGGTTCGTGCACGTACGGACGTGACCGACACTGCCCGCATAAGGCGGCCGACGTCATGGCCCACGCACTAGAGCCGTTCGAAATCGAAGTCTACGAGAGCTTCAACGGGTGGCTTTTCGCGCACTCGTGCAACAACGGCGGAAAGTCACTCGCGGCAATGGGGACGTATTGGTTTGTCGCGACTATCGCGGTATCGGGCCATGTGACGGAACTTTGCAATGGCGCGCTCGATTCGGAATCGCAGAGTACACGCGATGAAATCTTTAAGCTCACCAGCGACCTAGAGCGTATGCGGGTTATTCCACCGCATGACGTTAAAGTCGTCGGCCGTGAGCCGTACGAATTCACGATTCGACGCGTACAGGGTGAGGACGAAACCGTCTCGCGCGTGAAAGCGGATAGTCTCCCTTTGGATATGACGGTACTTAGTGCCGTCCTGTCGATTACTAATTCCGCGTCGCCGTCCACTAGTTGGGCTAATGGTGCCCCGGGTGAATTGGTCGGTACGTGGTGGACGCGGCTCGACAGAGTGCCGGTTACCTATTCGGTAACCAACGGCGACATTCCGGACGACGCTTGGCGAAGAATCCTAAGCAATTTCCTATAGGTGAGAGCGGGACACGGGCCCTTACGGGCCCGTGTCCTCATCTCGGTATAGGAAAGAGAGTATGAAAGGAGATTTGCAATGACTGATTTTGCTTGGGTTGAGGATGAAATTCCCAATTTCCTTAATGACAAGAAAAAGCGAATCACGGTCCGTGTCGAGTGCCTGAACGCGCCTCATGACATGAGCGCTTTCGACCCGATCAAGTGGGGCGAGTTCAAAGCAACGCTTGAGATTGAAGGTGAGTCGCGTATCGTGCATACCTTCCGTGGGCAACGGCTGTGCCTCATCAATGCCGAAAAGCGTTTCATTCAAGGATTGTGTGAAATCGCAATCGGCATGGGGTACGGGCAGGACTGGAAAGAGTCGGGCCCACTGGCACCCGCCGCCGTGGCGGCGCTGCAAACCCACGCGTTGCGGCTTGTGGCGCAGCATTTGTCGTACGACATCCTGTAGCGCGTTCCTGTAGTTGAGAGCGGACACGGGCCCTAGTCCCGTGTCGCGCTTCCGGTATAGGACCGAAGCAAGATAGAGGGGAGTTGCAATGAAAATCCGGGTGACGGTTAGTCTCGAAATGACGCCAGAGCAGGTCAAGGCTTACGTGGAAAAGTACGAGCTGGGGTCGTCTGATTCCGCATATATCCGGCGTGAAATCCGCGAGCACGTGGCGGAAATGATCGAAACCAGCAACGCGCACGGGTTGAATTTCTTCGATATCAAGGATGTGAAGTAATGCGGAAGATCATCGTTCGCGAATTCAAGTCGTACATTGAAGATGAGGGAGAATACGAAGAGTTCCCGGAAGAAATCACTTTCGATGAGGTTTACGACGATTACGAAATTCCCGATGCGGACATTGCGGAAGATGGACTCATTGAAGCTGTCAAGTTCAACACTCCGCATTCCGCGCAATTGCTCTTCGATGCGGATGGGAGTTACGAGCAACAGCATTTCGGATGGAATATCAACGGCATGGGACGCACGTACACCTCCCGTGTCTATATCAAGTTCCAAGGTTTCACGGATGCTGAGTGCGCGGAAGTCATTAAGGCTTTCAACAAGTCCTAGGCGGATGTTGGTTAATGGGAGCGGCCTACGCCGCTCCCATTGGCTTTTATCTGGAAAGGGGTATGCAGTGAAAAATTTCGTTGTCTCATTCTCTCACGAATATAGACCCAATATCGCCGGACTCAAGCGCATGACGCAAATGGAGGCACATAAATTGCTGATATTCGCGCTTCCGGCTCACATGTACGGGAGTGTCATAGAAATTGAGACTATGGAGGTAGTAGAAAGAATGTCTCTTAGCGGGTCAATAGAGGTCTGCTAGCTCGGTTATTGGCTCACGGGCCCGCGCAATTGCGGGCCCGTAGGCTTTTATCTGGGATAGGGGTTATCTCAGTGCCTGCTAAAATCATGGCAGGCGTGACGCGAGATAGGGAATCATTCATGGCAACGGATTACTTCGGAGCTTACCGTACTGAGTCGGAATACGAAATTGAAATTCCGACTCAGTACGGAGGAAACACAATTGAGCCGGAAGCGCAGATCATCATCAAGATGGCTGCGGTTGGGGGAGGCACGATCAGAGAGGCGTACGCGGACAACGATTGGCTGTACGGCGTCTACGTGGACGGCGACCTCTTGATTTCGGGTAAAGATCTCCGCAGCAACGCGACCCCAGGCACTCACGAGAGCATGACGCGCACGCTCGCAACGTTCCTCGCGAACGATGGCGAGATCCTCTACCGCGCCAGCCTCGCAGGCGACTACTCGGACGCGGAAGCGGAAGGCATCAAGTACGACGACGAAGCGCGCGGATTCCTCGAATCCGAGTACGAGCGTTTCAGCGCGTTCGCCACGGAGTACGAGGAGCGCTAGCGGGCCCGCACAGGCCGAACATGACGCAACCCGCACCGGGTGACCGGTGCGGGTTTTGCGTTGTCCAGGGAGCGCGTGAGCGCGTTCCGCGGGCCCGTTCTCTTGTGGGCCCACAGCAGATAGCGACCTGAACGAGCCAACCCGCACGGTGCCCACCGTGCGGGTTGGCTGTTGCCTAGAACTACCTGCCAAAACGTCGACAGAGCGGCCTAGTGGCCAATCTGAGAGGCACGAATGACGTGACCATAACCAGGTAAGGGTACCAAAATTTGAGAGGCACACGGGGCAACTGAGAGCGTCTTACCTGGTCAGAGGCTATGAACCGATCCTGAAAGCGGACATATCGTCATGATTACGGCAATCGTGATGAAGGTGCTAATCGTGATCTATAGACCATATGGTGATTAAAGGTATATATGTAGCATATGTTATAGAAGGTACTTATGGTGCATTTGGGACCTGGAGGTTCAGGGCCGGGAGGGTCCCGCGCGGGCACGGGCCGCTTATAGGGCGCGCACGAGCCGGTTCTCAGGCTAGCCGGTGGTGAACCTGGCCGGTTCTCACGCCTGCTGGCCGGGCTCGTAGCGCGGCACCGCGAAAGCCGCGCCGGTCGCCGCCTCGATCTGGGCGGCCCAGCCGTTGAGAAACTCCTGAACCGCAGTGCGACACGAAGTGCCGCGACACTCGAAGATCGACCAGGACAGCTCACCGAAGTCCGCGCGGTCAGCTTCCGCGCCTTCGCGCCACAGCTCGGCAATCGCCGTGAGGTCGGGCGCCAAAGCGGCCGTCCCGTCCAGGAATTGTTGGACCGCCAGGCGGGCGATGACCCGATCGGGAAGCGGCGGTGAGATCAGCGGCTCGATCTGACGTTGCTCAATGTGGTGGCGCATCGTCGCGGTGTGCCAAGGGGAGTCCATCCGCCCATGATAGGGCCCGGTTTCCGGGGAGACCCCTCCCCGAGGCACCCCACCCCGGACTCCACCCCTCCCCACACCCCCCTCCCCTGGGCACCCTGCCCCGGACACCTACCCCGGATCGAGGAGCCCAGGGTGCCGCGTAGCGGGGCGGGCCCGCGGCGGCCGGGCCCCGTGGGTTTCGCCCCCCGTCTTCCGGTTGTGGTGGTGTCGGCACAGGGCCTGGAGATTCGACAGCGAATGGTCCCCGCCCGCCCTGATGTGGTCCACATCGGAAGCCGGGAGCCCGCACGGCCCCCCGGTGTCAGCACGGAGCCACCGGCACCGCCGCCCGTCGCGGACCATGACCGCCCGGCACCGTTGCGGCCAGTCCTCCGGCAGCTCCTCATTGCGCCCCGATGGGCGTTGTGACCAGCCCGAATACAAAACAGACATCTCCCTGTGTTTCATACAGGACCAGTCCTGTATTGTCATTTCTATGAGCGATCTCCTGACCCTGCCTCCAGCCCCTCCGGCGCTGCCCCACACTGGGTATCCTCGGGCGGTACCGAGGCGGAAAAGGGGGGAATCAGTGGCCGAACCGCGGTTCACGCCCGCCGAGCTGGCCGCCTACCGCTCCGGCGAGATCAGCGTCCGCGAACTCGCGCGCCGGAAAGGCAAAGGCCCGGCGACTATCAGCCGGTGGCTGAAAGACCCCGACGCCCCGATGCCGACCCGCAGCGTGATCGACCCGTTTTGGCCCTGGGAAGTCGCCTCGCGACATATCAACTCCGGGCCCTACACCTGGTCTCGTGACTACCTGCGCACAGTCCTCGAAGGCACGAGCGAGTTCACCCCCGAGCGGCTTCGCCGGTTGCGCGGATGGCTCTCAACCCTGATCGAAAATCGCGAAGTCCTCGCCTACGATCCCAGCGCCGAGCCGACGCCTTGGCGGGTGAAAGAGGGCGGATTCCACTACCTCGAACGCGAAGCCACAGACGGGGACTCGCTGATTCGCGTCCCGGCCCCGGCCTGGTGGACGCCCGAGCGCCGCCGCGTCTGGCGCATTCCCGCAACGCTACCCGGTGACAAGACCTCCTGACCTGGCTGAAGCCGGTAGCCTTTGAGGCGATCCGCTAACCATTTCAGCGACTGGCGCGGTTCAACCGTCTGCCCGCTCCTGCGGGCACCAGGCCCCGGCCGGTACGCCAGCCGGGGCCTTCGTTGTCCGCGAAACCCCTCAGCCGCTACCAGGCCAAACTCCATTACCCCATTGCCCGAAACTGAAGGGAAACAACGAATGGACCAGACTGACAAGCAACCTTTGCCCACTTACACCGTGACGCTTCCCGGCGTGCTCGCGGAAGCATTGCAAGACGGCGACGCCCTGACCGACGTTGCCACCGAACGCGGCCGGGCCGGATCGCTGCGGGTCCGCGGCACCGCCGACGAATTGCTTGACCTGACCGACCGCATGTGGGCCTTCGAGGGAGGCCAGGGCATAGAAGCCTCGGCCGCAGAACGCGCGGCCTATCGGCGTTGGACCGAGGCACTCCGAACGAACGGTATCCGCGCCTGACACACCAATGCGGCCTCGGGAACTTCCACAACGATTCCCCGAGGCCGCCTGTCCGAATCGCAGAAGACTCTAGACAGGAGCAAAATTACCCCATGAGCAAGAGGCAAGACGCAGCTCTCGCCGGGCAGAAGATCTGCGCGACCTGCCGCAGGCCACTGCGCAGCATTCGCCAGCCCGGAGCCACGGTCACCGAATGGGAGCACGTCACCCCCGAAGACGACGCCGCGTGCGCGAGCCTCGTCCCCATCGACCGACCCACCGACGACTCCAAGATCTCCCAAGTCTGTGACTTCTGCTCCGCGAAACCGATTGTGGAGATCTTCACCCCCGTCAAGGGCGCGGTCGCCGCGGGCCTCCTGGACCAAGACGATAACCTCGCCTACGAGTTCGATAAGCTCGACAGCCCGTGGAGCGCCTGTGCGGTCTGCGCCGGATTCGTCCACGAGGCCGACATGGACGCGCTCAAGCAGCGCGCCGAGAACGGCGAACCGGGACAGCGGGTCAGCGTCCCTATGCTCAGGATCGGGATGTTCCCCGTCTGGGATGTCATGTTCTTGACCTTCCCCGAATGGGGCGATTACCTCCGGTCCCGGCCCATGCCGGTCCTCGCCGCCGTTATCGACACTGACGGCGGCCCGCGAGCTGGCCTCGTCTTCCCCGCGGAACTGCGCGGCATGGTCAAAGGCACCGACGCCCAACTCACCGCCCTGCTGGGCCCGCCCGGTCAACCCAGCAAGAACGTGGTCGTGATCTCCAACGGCACCGAATTCAAGGTCTCAGGGCTGCCGTTCGACCTCGCCCCGGTCAAAATCCACGACCCGGCATGGGCCGAAGCCGCCCGAACCGACCAGTCCGTGAGCCTCTACGTCGCCGACCACCGGGTGCCAGTCCTCACCGACCTCTCCGGCGACGACATCGTGGCCTCGCGCGTTACCGGTGTCGCCACGTATCACGAGATCGAGGGAGCGAACCTCGACGGCGACGGGGACATGGGCATTGACTACACGATCCCGTGGAACATCGTGATCGAGCCGCGGATGCTCCCCAAGGCCATTGCCGACATCACCGAGACCGCTCTCAAAATCGACCAGATCCGCAACCAGTCGATGCTGCCCGAGATCATGTTCAAGGTCCGCGACACCCTCAATCATGACCGGCTCTGGTGGCTCTCGCGGGAGTCAACGGACATGGTCGCCACCCTCGCGGCCGGGGCCGAACAAGTGGACCTGGCCGAACTCGACAGCCGCTCCGGCTTCATGTACTTCGAGGGCGGTATCCCGTCGTTGTACTCGGATGCGGCTTTCGACGCGATCTCCTGGGGCCGCTCCTCCCGTGACGGCACCTTCCAGGTGGTGCTGTGGTGCCACCGCACCCGCTACCGGTTCAAGACCGACTATGAGACCAAGATCGTGCCCGCCACCACCGGCACCCTTCCCGAGACCATCCACACCACCCGCGGCGACCTCACCCACGGCGCCCGCGCGGGCGGCGCCATCCTCGCGATTCTCGGCTCTGCGTTCACTGCCATGCGGACCTCGTCCTACATTGCGCAATCGACCGTGGCCGCCCCGAAAGCGCACAAGAAGCAGACGCGGAAGAAGGGCGGGCCGGCAGGGCCCGAACGCCCGCTGCCTGAGGTGCGGCTCGTCAACGTCGACCGGCCCGCCAACCCGCGCCGAGTAGAGAAGGACAAGTCCGGGCGGGTCTACCAGCATCAGTGGTGGGTCGAGCCGCATCGCCGCAACCAGGCGTATGGACCCAAACGCGGGCAGCGGAAGTGGATCGTGGTGGACGCCTATATCAAGGGCCCTGCGGGGTCCCCGATGATGCCGCGTAAACCGAAGGTCAACGTGTGGCGAGCCGAGCACACCCCCACCTCGAAGGAGACCGAAACCGATGGCTGAACAGGTCACTCATCTTGCGGCCCTGGACGCTACGAGCAACCCAGCGGCTCCTCACTTGGGGAGGTGACGACTCCTTGACCGGCCAACCGTGAAGGGGTAACGTCGGTTCCGGCTGCCGGTCCTCATTGCGGTTACACCATTTGAACTGGGCGATCAGGTCAAGATTTACCGGCAGTCATTTCCTCGCTCACGCGAGGATGAGCCGCTGTTGTATCAACGGTTGAAGCCCTCCCCGCCACCGCGGGGGTAAGCCAACGGCACCAGATTGTCAAGCAACTGGTTGTCATGTTCTCCACTTACATGGAGGTCACCCACCTCACGCTCTCGATGAGGGTTCGGGTTTTGTCCCCGCCAACGCGGGGATTCCCAAGGGACACCCATCCTGGTGCCTGCCTGCCATACTGGAGTTTTCAGGCCCGCGACCGCAGACTGATGCTCCCCACGCATGTGGAGATGAAACGTGACCAATCGAAACCGGACCCGCGTCCACAATCGGCCAAAACCCCAGATGCCCTATGAGGCTCTTGCCCCAGAGACGCAGTACCGCTACGGCGACCGCGCTGAAATCCCCCGACAGGCCCACAGCCGCGAGACCCTCGCATACAGGCGCGGCCTGATGCTGGCGATGTTCCGCCCCGTAGAGGGCCGACTGATCGCCGACCTCTCCTCCGGTGTGCCGCTGCGAGACGCCGCTGAGACGGCAGGTGTATCGGTCGCGGCAATCCATGCCCGCCGCCACTGGGACGAGTTGTGGGCCAACAGGGTTGACACCGCTCTGACGACTGGACGTGACCCGAGCCTGAACCATGGTACAGCTCACACCTACCGCAAATTCCGATGCCGCTGCCCCGAATGCCGGGCGGCGCACGACCAGACGCGAGGCACCAAGCGCCGGAAGCTGGTTTGAACCCCGCCCCCGACTCCGGTCGGGGGCTTCTTCATGCCTTGCGTGTGATCATCGCTGGAGGCAGCAGAAACCCGGCGGTCGTAACCGCCGGGCTGAACAAGATGCTTGCGGCCCTCAACGAGGGCGTGGACACCTGGGGATAGGCAAAGACGCACCCCCCTAAGAGAGAGCGCGCCCCGAAGTTTGGGGGCGGGCTAGGCGATCTCGCCGGACTTAATCCCGGTGAGCAAGACACCAAAAGCACTGGCGGACAGGGGGAAGCGAGGCGACTCTGTCCCGAGTTTGGAGTCTCGAAGCTCGAAACCTTCACCGGCCGGGCGAGCTTCGACGCAGTTGCCGCCGTTGCCGTTGTCACCGCTACGGCTGCTCTTGCGCCATCCTTCGCCAGCCTGGAGCGCTCGCGTGCCCTCTGTGCTGTGGCTGGTCATTTCGTCACGTCCTTCAACTTAGCCTTAAGGAGATCGGTGCTCTGGGCTTCATCCAGAGCCTCACTGTTCCAGAGGGACTCGAATCCCTTTCCGATCCAGTCTATGTCAGGCGATTCCGCATAGACTGTCCCGGCGGTGCTGTTGGTCGCTACAACGGTCGGCCAGTCGTTTCGCATCTCGAACAGCGCAAAACCTGCCTCGACACCCAATCCGATGTGCTTCCAGATGCCACGGGGAAGCACCCTCAGCTCGACCTGGGGAAGCTCAGCAGTGTTGATCAGGTGACTGATCTGACCTGCCATTACAGTGTCACCGCCAACGTGATGGTCGAGAACGGTCTCCAGCATCAGAACACGCACAACGGGACCACCTGTGCCCTGAATCAGCGCTCCTCGGATTTGCCGGGTTTCCAGCCAGCGACTCGCCCGCTCGGCATCTTCTTCGTCGGACCACACGTCGAAAAGCGCACGAGCGTAGTCAGACGTCTGGAACAGGCCGGACACGACGCCCGTGCTCAGAATGAGCATCCTCTGTGCGTTCTCCTCCAACCAAATCAAATTCGCGAGGCCGCTACCGATCCCATAGCCGTCCGCCCAACCTCGCTGGGTGACTTCTTGGGCGAGTTTGAGGAGGTTCGCGCGCGTTCTGAGGTCACTGACGCGATAGAGATTGAGCAGGCCCGGAAGGTCATCGATCGAGATCGGGAACTCGCCTCGCTCGAACCTGGAGACCACGGCGCGTTGCTTGCCCAAGAACTCGGCGACCGCCTGAACCTCGACACCCGCCGCTTTTCGATGCTCTTGCAGCTCTTTACCGAGCCATCGAGCCCTGATGGTCGGTTGTTTGCCAACTTCGTCCATGCGCACACCCTTCCTTTAGATGACCAGGGTATCTGTACCTACCACCGCGACTTGACGCCCCGGATTCTACCTCAATCACTTGTTACGCGCCTCGAAATTTTTCCGTGTGCCACCGTGATGATACATTGCGATCCCTGGCACCTTGTGACATGATCTTAGGGTGTCAGTCGCCACAGGTGGCGGACACAAGTTCTGTGACACGTCTGCCAAGCAGGCGCTATCAGGGCAAACAAGCTTGATTCTGGGCTGCGGGATCGGCAGGTGCTCTAAGCGCCAGCCGGTCGAAGGGGGTCTTCCCGGCTGGCGCTCCCTCCGCAGGGCAGCCCACAGCCCGCCCGCCTCGGACGTTGGTCACACAGACGATGAGGCGGGCGGGCCACAACTTCACACCATCTATCCGCACCGCCGCTGGGTACAAAAACGGCGGCACGCCTGAGACACCGGTCTGGAAACTTGGTCTCGGACGTGCCGCTCCACCAGCGCAGCACAGAGAGATTACGGCTCTCCATGATGAAATCACTGGCGTACCAGCCATCTTACGACCCGCAGATCGGCCCGGCCAAGGTCGTTCTCGACATGCACAGCACCCAGCACCGCGGCTGGTTCGGTCTCGGCCGCCGCCGCTGCGACACCTGCGGCGAGCCCTGGACTAAATACGGGTGCTCCGCCCACATCGAGAAGATGCAGACGTATCTCCAGGTCTCGACTCCGGAAGCCCGCGCCGAAGACCTGAAAAATCATCCCCACCTGTTCACCACCGCCGAGCACGAGCAGATTTCCGCGGCCGATGCGTGCAGTAAGAACGCGCAGGTTGAGGCGATGCGCGTACGCAGCGAGCGGGAGTGGGCAGCAGCAGGGGAAGCGATCATCTGGCAAGACCCCTATCCCGATCCGGCGACAGCCGCGTTCTGGGGCCTGGTCGACCCGACCGGGACGCACGAGACCATCCGCGAGCTTGCCCCCACAGCGGGCGTGGTACCGCATCAGCGGCGGCCCCAGCCGATAGAACCGGTGGCGGCATGAGCAGCCCGAATGTGATCGACATGAGTGCGGTCGCCGGGAGCCTGCTTGTCTCCGCGAGGTTCGACTTCCCAAAGTTCGAGCCCATCAGCAAGACCGGCAAGACCACCTGGACCAGCCGGAACCTGCTCGAATGCCGCGGCCTCACCCCGAAACGGGCCGTGGTCCGCCTGGGAACGGTCCTGATCCGCTACGACGGGGCCCTGATGCCCCTGTGGAGCAACTACGGGACCTGTTACATCCACGGGTGGGCCGAGAAGGTCCTGCTCGCCCAGATCGCCCAGCGGTTGAACCTGCGGCAACCGGGGCGGGTCTAACGATGGGTCTGCCGAGCCGGGGCGACGTGCGCTCCATAGACACCACGGTTGCTGACCTGCCCATGCGGTTGACCGCGCTCCTAGGTGACTCGCGGGTGTACCTCTCCCGCCGCGGCGCGGCAAGCCCGCGCGCGGGCGAAGTCGATCGGATCGACAACGGCACCATCCAGGCACCGCGACTCCAAATCTTCGACAACACCCTCATCCCCGGCCTCCACGAGGCCAGCGATGCCGTCACGATGGCGGCCGTCGCTTTCTACCGGCAGCACCACCCGGAGCACTACATGACTGAGGGAACGCGATGAAACGCAGAATCAAACGGGTCACGGCCTCGACCACCAAGATTGCTGGTTCCCTGCTCATGCGCGGTGTCGGCGTGGGCAACTTCTCGATGGCGGACGCAGCGGGTCAACTGGTCCGGTTCCGTGCTCTGGTGCGGGCCGGTGACGAGAACGTGTTGTTCTACGACCTCGGGGTCCGCAGTGATGCCCCATGTGCCACCGCGCAGTTCTCCGGCCGCGACGGGGGCCTCCAGGCCGCCCCCAGCTACCAGGACCGCCTCAGCCCCCCTGCCCAATCGAATTTCCTTATGGGGTACGCGCTCGCCTTGTACGACGCGTACGGGTCCCTGTGGGAAATCAAGCAGAGCAACGACATGCGAGAGGACCAGTCATGACGACCGAGACTGACACGTGGGTATGCATCGGGGAAATCGTGGTGAAAGGCGTTGGACAGCTCCGCGCGTACCTCCCCGTCGACCCCGCCCAGCCCGGCAAGGCGGACCACACAGCAAACCGGGTGAGCTATTCCAGCGTCCACCCCGAGATGCGACCCGGTGTCGCCCTCGTGACGGGCCTGGACTCGGAGGCACCGGTTTGGGAGCTGTGCCCCGATGATTGGAGCGGGGACGCCAAGCAGGCCGCTGTGGACAAGGCGTTGCAGTTGAAGCGGCCTGCGGAAAAGCGAGCCTAGCCATGGCGGAGGTAGCGAGCGGGCCCATTGAGGTCGAGATTGCCGGAATGCGGCTGCGGTTCCAGCAGGCTGACCCAGGATTGGTCCAGATCCACGAAATGCCTGGTGAGACCTGGGCGGCGAATGCCTTCAATTTCGAGCATGAGCACGGCCCGCTCCTCTACCCCAACTTCGCCTATCACGATCGGATCGGCGCGGACGACCGCGACCCGCGCGGGAACAAGACCCGCCCGGCCATTCGCGAAGCGGCCCGCCGCGTCTACGTGCCGCGCCCCGGCGCGACCCAGCAGGCCGAGCCGACTCCGTAAGACTCCGGGTGCGGCGTGGGGACCCTGTTTCGGCGGCCTGAATCCCGTGCCGGGCCGTCTGCCCCGCGCCGCACCCGGTCACCACATCACACACCACATAGGACAATTATGATCATCAATATGTAGTGAGGACTCACACCCCGCCAATGGACACCATCAACCCGGACACAGACGAGATAACCGGCATTGTCCGGCTCGGCACCATCCGGCGCAATAACCGGAATCTCCACATCAGGCACGATGCCGACGAGGCCAGCGGTATCCGGTTCGAGTTCACCGCCGTCGACGGCAATGAGTCGAACGAACTCGGAGCCGTCATCATCCCCGCCACCGGCGGCCCGATCCGGCGCTGGCTGCCTGCCGCGCACGACATCGGCATCAGGCAATACAACCTCGTGGATGGCGGCATCATCAAATGCCTTAAGGCCCTCGCCCGATCTATCACCGAGGGCAATTTTCTCCCCGCTGACCACGGGTTCGTCAAGGACCCGGCGTGCCGGTACGACTTCGAGGTGGAAGACCTGGAGGTATGGAGGTCATGAACGAGAACCGCAACGTCACCGCGGAACTGTGGGACCCGATCCTCGAAATCCTCCGCAACGTGGGCGTCTCCCTCGCCGTGCTCCTCGTCATCTTCATCGGTATTCAGATGTTGGCGGTCTACGCCTTCGGCGCGAACTTCGACATTCAGCGTTGGATCGACCGAATCAAGGCCGGAAAGCAAGCCCGGCGCATCCTCTTCTCAACCCTCGCCATCATCTCGGGGATTGCCGCCGAGATGCATTTCAGCCCGTACCTACTCCTCGCCCCGGCCCAAGCCGGGCCCGGCGTCCTCGCCGGTCTGGTCGCCATCATCGCCGGATCGGCGATCCTGCTGACCGGAAACACTTCGACCCCGCGGACCTCAACGCCGCGTCGAATGGTCTTGTCCCTGACCGCGATCGTGACCACGGTTCTCGTCGGCGGGTGCGCGATCGGGAATGCGCTTGGGGAGGCGGTCTGATGGCCTTCGATGCGGGATTGCTGTGGCTCGGGATCGAACCCGACTCCAAGCCGAATGCCTACCAGGCCCGGACCCTGATGTCCGGTGAGGAGGTAGTGGTCGCCGAGTTCGAGGTCTACGAGGCGACCGGGCGTCTGTTGGGATACGGGGGCATCGCCTCTGATGCCGCGGTCGACCACGACGCGGTTCAGGAGTGGATCGCCGATCAGGCCGAGCACCTCATATCGCTGACCGCCCAGCGGCAGCCATAGACCGGGGAGGAGCCCGTCCTCCCCGAACGGGGCCGCCGCCCGTGCCTCCCACTGGCGGCGGCCCCACCCCCACAACTCCATAACCGCCACCGCCGCAGGAAGCGGCGGCCACCAGCGGGGAGTGTGCGGAGTCCGCAATCCTCTCGCTCCCTGGGGCAGTCGCATCGAACCGTCATATCCATTGGATATGCGAGGTGTTTTCACTCGGTGCGGCTGCCCCACCCGAGTCTTGTCGGCTTGCCGACACCGATCCCCGCCGCAACCTGATGTGATCGACTGCCACACAAAGGAGCACAACACCCCATGAACCTGATCGCAAGCAGCCTCACCGAGCGTCTGAATGGTGCCCCGTTGCGCATCGGTACCAGAACCACCCCTCTCGCCCTCGCCCAGACCGAGCGCGTCATCAACGCCCTCAAAGCGATCGTCCCTGGACTCGAAGTCGAGACCGTGGGCATCAAGACTTCCGCGGACTTGTGGACCGGGGAACTCGCCAAGCTCGGCGGGAAGGGCAACTTCACGAAGGAGATCGACCAGCAGTTGCTGGCTGGGCGCATCGACCTCGCCGTTCACTCCATGAAGGACGTTCCCGGTGATGTGCCCTTGCCCACGGGCACCGAGTTCGGGGCGTTCCTTGAGCGCGGGGACGTGCACGATGTCGTGATCGCCCGTGAGGGCGTCCAGATCGCCGACTTGACCGAAGGGGCGAAGATCGGCACTTCGGCGGTGCGCCGCCGCGCACAGCTCCACCTGTGGCGGCCGGACCTGGAGATCGAGTACATCCGCGGTGGCATCGACGCGCGGGTGGGGAAGCTCGACGCCGGGGAGTATGACGCGATCGTGCTCGCCCGCACCGGCTTGGAGCGCATCGGACTGGACGACCGGATCACCGAAGTCCTTCCGACGATGGAGGCCGCGGAAGGGCGGCCCGTGATCGCCCCGGCGGTGGGTGCAGCCGTCATCGCCGTCCAGGCCCGCAGCGCTGACGAGTCGGTGATGCGCGCCCTCGCCGAGATCAACCACGACCAGACTGCCCAGCTCATCACGGCCGAGCGCATGATGCTCCACATGCTCCAAGGGCATTGCAATTCCCCGATAGCCGGTCACTGCCACACCACGCTCGACGGGAAGCTCTCGCTGTTCGGTATGGTGTTCAACCGAGACGGAAGCCGGTGGGTCCGGGCGCAAGCGTGGGGCCCGGCCGACGATCCGAACACGCTCGGCGCGGTCGTGGCCGCTGACCTGCTCCAGCAAGGAGCCCGCCGCCTGATCGCCTCCACCAAGAAGTGAAGCGCCCAGCTCCCGCGCACCCGGCCACGGCGCGCGGCCTCGCCCGCGACCGCCGTGGCCGGTGGCTGATCGTCCGCCCGACCGGGGACGGCCGCTGGTGGCATATACCAGGGGGCCTGATCGAGGCAGGCGAGTCCCCGGCCGCAGCGTGCCGCCGCGAAGTCCGCGAGGAACTTGGGATCGACCTCGAACCGGTTGGGCTCCTCGTTGTCGGATGGAACCCGCCGAAGCGCGAGGGCTCCCGCGCTAGGTTCACGTTCGTCTTTGACCTCGGTGTCCACTTCCACGAGCGCCTCGCCGATCAGATCCGGCTGCAAGAGGCCGAGCTTGACGCTTGGACCTGGGCCGAGCCCGCCGACGCCTTGCGGCTCCTTCACCCCGACGCGTCCGAACGTCTCCGGGCCTGGAGCGAAGGGGCCGCTCTGGGATACGTCGAGTCGGCCCCAGGCCCGTAGGAGTGACGGCGGCGATGGTGCCCGCGTGGCCCTGCGACCCAGGCCCAGCGTGGGACTACCCTGCGAGGATGAGCCGACTCCTGCGGATCGTGTCCCGCTCGTCGCCGATGGCGCTCGCCCAAGTCGAACGGCTCCGGGCCCTGCTCGCCAAGATCGAGCCCGACCTGGACACCGAGGTCGTCCCGATCACCACTACTGCGGACAAGTGGACCGGGGCCCTGGTGGAGCTGGGCGGTAAAGGCCACTTCATCAAAGAAGTAGACGCCGTTCTCGCCGGGGGCTCGGCCGACGTTGCGGTGCACTGCGTCAAGGACATGCCCGGTGACGTGCCTTTGCCCGCGGGCATGGTGATCGCCGCCTACCTCGAACGCGACGACGTTCGAGACGCACTGGTGAGCCCGACCGGGCTCACCTTCGAGCAACTCCCGACCGGAGCCCGCGTCGGCACCTCCTCGGTGCGCCGCCGCGCCCAGCTCGCGCGCCTCCGGTCCGACCTCGAATACGTCCTGTTCCGCGGCAACGTGAACCGCAGGTTGGAGAAGCTCTTCGCCGGGGAAGTAGACGCCGCAGTCCTTGCCGTCTCTGGTCTGGAGCGCATCGGCCACGCCAGCGACATCACCGAGGTGTTCGGGCCCGATGCGATCCTGTCTCCGGTCGGCGCGGGTGTCCTGGCCCTTCAATGCCGTGAGGACGACAAGGACACCCTGAACCTGCTTGCCGCCCTGGACGACCCGGCAACCCGCCGTACGACCGTTGCAGAGCGCACCATGCTTCACGTCCTTCAAGGACACTGCGGGTCCCCGATTGCCGGGCACGCGCAAGAAGTGGATGGGGAACTCGTCCTCCGCGGTGCGGTGTACTCCTCGGACGGGACGCAGGTGCTCGAAGCCGTCGAGACCGCGGGGGCCCTGGAGCCCGCCGACCTTGGTACGGCCGTGGCCCTCTCTCTCGTCCGCCAGGGTGCGCGCGGCGTGATCGCCGCCATCGAACACTAGAAGGGCGGGCCGGTTTCCCGGCCCGCCTGATCTCTACTCCCCGTGGCCCTCGGCGTCCCGCCCCTGCCGCTCCCGGCGGAGTTTGGTCATGTGGGCCTTCTCCGCCTCCCAGCGCTCGACCAAGCCTAGGAGTCCCCGCGGTTCTCCGCCTCGCGCTCCTTCCAGTACTCCCGTTCTTGCTTCGCACGCCGCGCCCGCGTCTCGCGTTCATGGTCATTGAACATTTCCATGATCCGAGCACCGAGGAGTAGCTGTTCCTCCTTGAGGGCGGCCTCCTGGTCGTGTGGCAGCTGTAGTGTCGCCCGACCCGCCTCCATGACCTCCAAGGGCACGATGGCGGCGATCGGCTTACCCCGGTCGGTCAGACGGGTGATCTCGCCCGACTCGGCGGCAGCCCTCGCGATCTGGCCGAGCGGCCCACGGGCCTCCTTGAGGGGCACGTCAACGATGTTGTCCTCATCCATGCCATGAAGTGTACCCCAGTGTAATCTTAAAATATAACTAGGTTACACTTTTGGTTGTCAGGTTGACCCTCAACGAAAGGCGGCCCCTTAGCCGGTGTGCGACCACCGGCCTCGGGGCCTCACGCAACGAATCCAGCATCAACCCGGTATAGGAATCAAAGCAAGGAGCATCATGCGTTCCTCCCAGCCTACCCAGCCCCCCGGTCTCATCCGCGCCCTCCCGTGGGTCGCGCTCTGCGCCGCGACCCTGCTCACCATGCCCACGGAGTACGAGTTCGCGGTGGCCCTCCACTGGGCCCCGCTCGTCGCCTGGGCGTACCCGGTCCTCCTTGACGCCCACGCCATCGGGGCCTACTGGTCGCACCGGAGTGCGGACATCGCGACCACGATCGTCCTCAAGCTCGCGGTGAACATCGCCGCCCACTTGGCGGCGGCGGGCATGATCGAAATGAACCCCGTCGTGCTCTCCGCGGGCTCCGGCATCGTCATCATCGTGGGATGGCGCGTCCACATGCTCCTGATCCCGCGGAAGCCGAAGAAGGCCAAGCGGAAGCGTCGCCAGCGGACCGCCCCCGCGGCCCCGGCCGCGCCGGTCGTCGTCGTGCCGGACTCGCCGGAAGCCCTGGACACCCTCGGCCCGGCCGAGATCGAGCCCGCCGCCGACGAACGGCCCGGCCTCCCGTTCGGGCCCACACCGAAAGACATGCACCAGGAGACTTACGAGGAGGTAATGGCCGCGGTGGTGAACGACCTCAAAGCCCCGCACAGCAAGGTCGCCGCCAAGACCGGGCACTCGCCCAAGACCATCCAGCGGGCCCGCACCGGCTGGCGCGAGAACCTCGAACTCGGCCGGGCGACTGCCCCGGCCGCGGCCTGACCATCACCAGATTCCTACGCCTGCCAGGCGTAACATTCCATCGAGCAAGGAGACTCCCATGAGCAGCAAGAACAAGCAGATCCCCGAGCGCCCCCAGTTCTGGACGTGGAGCGAGGACGGAAACGGCAAGACCTACGCGGACCCCCAGGAGTTGCACACCCTGGAGGAGTGGCGGGGTCTGGAGAGCCGCGAATTCACCGAGGTCATACAGGGCGGCACGAACCACGCCGCATCCAAAGCCGTGAAGGTGTGGCTGGAGTACCTGGAGACGCTCCCCGAGCCCCGGTACTAGGACATGCAGAAGGCCCCCGCCGCGGCGGGGGCCTTCGTCGTTTCCAGGGTTCGGTTATGCGGCTGCGAATTCGCGGACTGGAAGGAACCGGACCGCTTCAACCGAGCGGGGGTCGGGCTCGTAGTCGACCCGCCAATACAGGACCGACGTGAGCGGGAAATCGTGTTCGGTCTCGTTCGCCCAGATCTCCAGGACGCTCCCGGAGAGGCCGTACGCGGCCGGGTTACGGAAGACGAGCTTCGGGCCCTTGATGAGGGTCACGGTCACGACCTGGGTTGTGGCCGGAGGCTTTCCGTCAGGCACCCGAGGTGGCCCCGGCGGTGACCTTGAGGACAAAGCCCAAGGCGATCTCCTCCGCGCCGTCGTTGCTGTAGCCCGCGGCGCGGGCGGCGGTCTGGACCTCGGTTGAGGCGTCGATCATGAAGCCCCACACCTCCACGAGTTCAGTGAGGGTCTTCTTGATGGCGTCGTGGCGCATGTCGCGCTCGATCCGGCCTCGCGCCTCGGTGAGGTAGTTCCAGGGCCGGAACTCGTCATCGGGGTAGCTGTATGCGGTCTCGTTCACGGGGTGCTCCTTCTCGTGGTTGGTTTCGTTGTGGCGGTTCGGGGTCACTGGACTTCCATCCAGACGACCTCGTCTCCGAGAGCCTTGAACTTCTTGGTGGGGTCCTGGAGGTGGGTGACGACGACGCCCTCAGCCCTCTTGCCGGGCACGGCGTGCGAGCCGTGCTGGTCGAGTTGTTCGAGCGCCCACACCACACGCTCGTTCAGCTCTTGGCCTGCGGCGGTGGCGATCTGCGGAACGACCTCCACACCGATCCCGGCCAGATCCTGGGGCAGGTTGAATCGCCACCGTTCGGCGAACAGCGCCCAGCGGCGCTCTGCCAGGCCGTACGTGCGTTGGATGCCCTGGCCGTACCACTCCCCGTAATGGCGGCCCTCACCAAGGCCCGCAAGGGCTTCGGCGTTGGCATGGACCCAGGCGGCGAACCCGAAATTGTCGCTCTTGGGGTCGGGCGTGATCCACCGGTTACGGGAGGCAGCGCGCAGGGCGTAGACCCCGTCCGGGGTGAAGACCACGCGGACGCCTGTGGGAGAGGGGAAATCGAGGTCGGCGGCGGAGAGTTCGTGACCGCCCTTGTCCAGGCGGGAGATCGCCAGGCACGAGTTGGTGCCGTCGATTTTCTCCGTGATGAGCCAGGCCGCGGAAAGCCTTGGGGTCTTCGGCCACTTGGCGTGTGCGGCGCGGACGATCGGGAGCTGTTGGCGCGGCGGGTTGAGAACGGACATGGTCATGGAGATGCTCCTTTCGAGGGCGGGGTTAGAACGGGGGCGCGTCATAGGCCGCCGGGGCGGCCTGCTGGACGGGGTCGCCGGGGTTCTGCGGGCGGCACTGCTGCGCCTGGTTGGGGTGCGAGCACACCCACATGGCATACGGCTTGCCCGTCTTCCTGGAGACGCCCGCTTTGAACGGCATCTCGCCGTGCGGGCAGAACCGGCGTTCGCCGCCGGGCGCGGTCTGCGGGCCCGGCACTCCATACGACGCCTGCACCTGCGGCGCGGCCTGGGGTGCGGCGGGGAGGGCGGTCGCGGTCGCCTGGTGGGCGTTCTGGGCCCCGAGGTTGCGCCAGTAGGCCGAGATCGCACTGGCGCGTTTGAGGACGCCGCCGATCGCCGTCTTGTCGTCCATGATGGCGTTGAGGTCGGCGGCGGAGTCGGACTCGATCGTCAACCACGGGACGCCGTCCTCTTTGAGGGTCAGGCGCATGATCGCCGAGGGCACGGCCGGTGCGGCGGCGACCGGTGCGGGTGTTGGTGGGATCTGCGGGGGTGCGGTGGCGGGCTCGGTGGCCCACAGGTCATCAGACACGGGGTACTCCAAGGAGACGAGCACGTATGTGCTCTGTGGACAGACGATTTGGTGAAACGTGGACAGACGCGTCCGGGTGGCTTTGCTGGTGGTTAGCTGCGGAGCTTGGTCGCGGCCTCGCGTCGGGCCTGGTCGGTGCCCGAATTGAGAATCTGGGTGAGGCGCTTGATGGCGTTGGCGATCTGCGCGGGTGAGGGCTGGGGGGTGGTGGGCCCGGCCTCGGGTCCCCAGACGGCTCCGAGCCGTTCGCGGTGGATCGTCGGCAGATGGTCGAAGGCCCGGCCGATGTCGGCCCGCTCGGCGTCCATGATGTACGGCTCGTTGTCCTCGGTCCAGATCGCCGGATCGAGGAGCACCCCGCATTCGAGCAGGTCACGGACGCGGATCGCGGAGTATCCGTCTTCGCCGTGGGCCCGGCGGTAGGCGTCGCGGGCCATGCCGACGCGTCGACGCGCCTCGTCGTGGAGGATCGCCTGGAGGTGCTCGGTGGAGTACCGGTCGAGCAGGACGCGGGTGTGGACGGGCCGCTGGGTGAACGCGAGCATCACTGAAGCGGCGATGTCGGCGGCTTCGACGTAGCCGGGCGGCAGGTGCCGCACCTGGGCTTTCGCGGCCCGGTCGGTGAGGAGGCGGAGCTGTTCCCACTCGGCGTCGGTGATGCTCGCGGCGGCGGCGAGAGCGGCGGCAGCACGGGGCTGAAGGGTGCTAGTCGGCATGGGGGGTCTCGATCTCGTTGTCGTCGGGGAGCGGGCAGCACAGGCATTCGTCCCACCCGCCGGGGTGGGGGCCTGCTTCGAGACCGAAATGGCGGACCAGGTACTCGATCCACTCGCGCTCGTCGGCGCTCGGGACTGCGGTCTCAGACACCGGCCGACACCGCCGCTTTCGGGCCCTTGAGGAACGCCTGCGCGAGTCCGGCGAGGTGGGCGGAGTTCACGTCGTGGCCGTGCGGGCACGGCTGGATGAGGGCGTTAGGGAGCTGCGCAGCCAGGGCTTCGGCCCACTTGAGGCCCTGGCCCTTGTCGTCCCGCTGCGCGAAGATGCGCACCCGCTTGTATCCGGCGAACGCCGAGCCCATGTACTTCTTCCAGGCTTCGACGCCGGGGACGCCCACCGGGTGGAGCCCGTACATGCTCGCGGTGATGGTGTCGAACTCGCCTTCGCAGATCGCCACCTCATCGACCGGGGCCAACAGCACGCGCGTGTTGTACAGGCGCGAGCCGTGGCCCGGCAGCGAGTTGATTTTCCCGTGGTGCTCGTGGGCGCAGTCGTCCACAATGCAGCGGAAGCGGATCGTGGCGACGTTCGGGCCGGAGTACCCGTACCGCAGGTACGGGATGGAGAGCATTCCCGCATAGCGTTCATGACTCGCCGAAGGATCGCCGACCCAGCCGAGGCCGAGGCGTTTGATCAGTTTGTTGTCGGTGATGCCGCGTTTCGCCAAATATCGGGCGGCCGGTGAATCCTCGATCTGTTCCGAGTAGCTCCTGGCTGCATCCAGGAGCAAAGTCCTCTGCTCTAGTGACAGCATCGTTGAATCCGACTCCTTCCTGTTCGCGGATGAGGGAAATGAGGTCGCCACTCACGCCGCACGAATGGCAGCGGTAGGCGTTTCTCGTGGGATGGACTGAGGCACTGGGGTTCGTGTCCTCGTGGACCGGGCATTTACACGGATTCCACCGGTCGGCCACGGTGCGCGGTTGTTCCCATGCGGGGTAGTAGTAGGAGAGGGCCGTGTAAATCGCTGGTAGCGGCATTCGAGTGCTCCGGTTCCCGGTACAGCACGACCCCCGCTTTCCACAATCCCCACAGGTTGAGGAGTTCGAGCGCGAAGTCCTCTTCGAACGTCCACGGGTTGCGGTCGTGGGAGCCGTAGGCGTTGCCGCGCCGGTAGCGGTGGACGACCGCCCAGTCAGAGCGTTCCGCTTCGCCCGCTTGGGCCTTCGCGGCATCCAGGACGTTGAGAACGCCCTGGTTCTTGGTGTTCTTGCACTGGACGATCAGGTCCAGGCCGGGCACGTCGAGATCGCCGCGGTCCTTGGACCCGTAGACACTGCCGTTGCGCTTCGCGTCCGGGTCGATGTCCTTGAGGCGCTCCAGAACGTGCACCTCGAAGTTGTAACCCATTTGCTTGACCGACCGCCCATTTCGCGGTCGTGTACCCGTAGGGGGGGTCATTGATCACCATCCTGGAGAGATCGCATTCCAGCTCGACCATGAGCGAGCCATCGGCCGATGCGCGGCCGTTCCGGTTTTTGACGAGGGAAGCGCCGAGAAGCCTTTCCCCGGCTTTGTGGAGTGTGATGATCATCGCGGGAACCCGTGAGATCTGGCCCTTCACACCCGAGAGGGGAATGGGCTTGTTTGAGTCGTTGTACCCGGCTGTCGCATGATGGAGGCCGAGAACATGCGCGCCCGTCTCGCGGGCCATTGAGGAGAGGTAGTCCATCAGGGATTCGAGCCCTGAGAACGGGTCATCGGCGTTCGCTTGGGAGCTGCCCCGGACGTTCGTAACATTGTCGACCACGATCAAGTGCGGGTGTTCGCCGTATATCTCATAGTAACACTCCACAGCCGCTTCAACATTGTCCAAAGTAGGCGATGGGGTGAAGTCCCAGCGAAAGTACGGATTGCCCTGGAGGGCTTCTTGTACGGCCTCCGGATAGGTCTCGGACCGCATCCACTCCTTCGACTCCTCCAGTGTCGATCCGGTCAGGATCGAGATGACCCGACTGGTCTGGACGTGGGGGTCGGAGTCGGCGGAGAGGTAGAGGACCGAGACGCCGGAGCGGAGCGCGGTCGCCAGGGCGAGGGCGCTTTTCCCGGTGCCTGCCGCGCCTGTGTAGAGCGAGAGCTGCCCGCGGTAATGCCGGGCCCCCAACCGTGCCAGGGAGTTGAACACGGTTGGGAGCGGCACCCCGTCAGATGCTCCGGCGCGACGCGCAGTGAGCAGGGAGTACAACTAGGCCGCGTCCCGGCGCGGGTGGCGGCGGCGGCGGTCGGCCTGGGCCTCGGCGATGCGCTCCAGGAAAGCGTCCTGGAGGCCGGGGTGGATCATCGGTGTGCCGATCTCGACCACGGAGTGGAGGGTGACACTCTCCTTGCGCTTGGAGGTCTTGACGCAGAACACGAGGTCACGCCAGCCGGTCTGGACGCTGAAGGCGTTCGGGCGCTCGCGGACGAGCACGCCCAGGTCCACCAGGCGTCCCATCACCTCTCGGAGCCCGACTTCGAGCGAGGTGGACAGTGAGGCGCGGACGTTCCACAGCGGCTGGCCGCCGTAGCGGTCCTCGTCGCTGATGGCCCCGACCGCCCTGGGCCCGAGCTGGTCACAGCGCTCCTCCAGGCGGTACGCCTCGGCCTCCCACTCCACACTCTCGGACTGGACGATCGTGAACGCCCGGCGGAGCTGGGCGAGTTCGGCCGTCCGCGCCTCGGGCGCGTTGATGTCGTACGAGCCGGTATGCAGCACGGCCGGGAGCACATCGTGTGTGACCCAGCGTTTGAACGCCTTCGCCTCCGGGACACGGCTGGCGAGGATCGCCGAGTACAGGCCCGCGACTGAGATGACCCGAATTCGCTGGTCACCACCAGGGGTACTCACAATGTGAGTACCCTTTTCGTCACTGTCGAGGCCGCGCACCAGGTTTGTCGCGTCGCGGTATCCGAGCGCTTTCGCCAGGTCGGTGGCGACGAACCACGGCCCGTCGTCGTCGGCACCGCCGTTGACGACGCGGACGTGCGTGCCGGTCGGCGGGAAGGTAAAGTCCGCGACCGCTCCCGGCTGGGGTTCAGGCTCGGCGACTTCGACAGCGAAGGGCACGAACACCTCTGGCCTGAACGCTCGTTCAGACTCGGTCGGAAAGGTCAGGTCTCTATCCATTTTGTACAAACTCCTTGTCAGGAATCCACCGCGGTTAGTGAGGTCAGCAGGAGCGGGCGTGCCGGGACCGCTGTAAACGTGCACAGAGCCGTACGGCTCAAAGCTCGGTAGGTAGGAGAAGCGCCGCGCGGGAGCCAGGCCGGATGCCTGTAGGAAGGCTCAGACCGCGCGGAACGAGCAGAACGAGTTCACCGAGCAGGACCGGCAGGTCTCACGGCTCGGCGACGCGGGGAAATTCCCGGCAGTGATCTGGGCGTCCAGCCAGGCGAATCGTTCCGCGAGATACTCAGGGGTGCACTGCTCGCCGCCGCGTCCGGCGAGGTGGCGGATGCGCCCCGGACGGCCACGGTCGCCGATCCAGTAGTCCCCGAGGCTGATCTCGGTGTCGTACGCCTCGTTGACGACGGCGGCGTACACGCACAACTGGTGCGCGCCGGGCGGGGGGCGCGTGATCTTGTTGTCGCGCACGATGATCCCGTGCGTGGGGTGCAACAGGATCATGTCGACAATGGAGACGACGAGCACGCCGCCGAGTACGACCTCAAGGCGGTGCTCGATTGCGGGTTCGCCGTCGGGCGTCGTCCATGGCACCTGGTCGGGATTGGCCTGGTAGTAGTCGACATAGGACCCGGCTTGCTCCAGGCCGAGCGCTCGGCGGCGCGGGATGTCGTCCTTGGCCCGGTGCTCGCCGGACGACGCCCAGAAATCGAGGTTCGGGACGCGCGTCATCTCAGCGTCGATTTCGATCGTGTAGACGCGGAGGAACTCTTCTTGAACGTCGGTGCGGCTCTTGGCGCGTCCGGAACGCTCCCAGAATTCGGCTGCGGCATGGAGCGCCTTGCCGTGGGGACGCCAGGCGTCAGGCCGCTCCTCGATGTCGTCGCGCAGCCGGGTCAGGTAGTACGCGTAGGCGCAGCGCTCATAAGAAGCGAGCTGCGAGTATGAGCGGTGGCCGTCAGGCGCGGAAGCCGCGGCCGTGGGAACTTCGGGCGGGGGATCAACGATCGTCATGGGGCGTTCTCCTCAGAGGACACAGCAGTCGGACGTTGCGGCTGCGCACCGTGGCAGTAATCCCCGCAAGCTGTCATCACCGGGTGGGTAACCCGGCGACTACTGACAAGTGAACAACGATTTGATCATGAGCGGCATCCCCGAGCAGTCCAATTCGGCCCCTTCACCCCTGGTTACCGTGAACATGGCGTAGGGATGAAACCGTATTCACCTTCGTTCGGCGCGCCCGCTGCCAGCAAGATCAATGTGCTTTGTGGATACCCCTGGGGCTGTGTGAATGTTTTTCGTGATGCTTCTCACACTTCAACAACAAGTTGTCTCATAGTCACCAGGAGCCACATAAGTCATGTAGCGCAACAATCACGCTACCGCTACTAGCGGCCCTCGGAATGTCCAAAATGAGCGCACACCCACAATCGCAAGCAGGGGATACGTGAAAGTTCAAGCGAATATTGCTGTGATGCCACCGCTGTCGCCTACGTCACCGAAACAGTCCATTGCATCACGGATAGTCGTACACTGCTGTCAGCTATCCGACAGTTCCCACCCACTGATGTGCTAGCGACCCTTGAAGGACTCACTACATGCCGATACCCCAACGCCTCGCCTCCACTGATCCACTCGTCCAAGCCGTCGAAGACGCCGCCCGCGGCGTGGACGCCAACAGCTACCGCTGCGAGAGTGAGAACAAGGCCGCTCTCGCGGCGGCCCTGCGCGCCTGCATCGACTACAGCCGCAAGACCAGCGACGCCATCGGGCGCACCGAGATCGAGGTCCGCGGGACCGCCGCCGTCTCCCGCTCCTGGCTGTGTGAGTACGCCGCCCTCGCCACGGGAGTCAGAGTCCAGCGGCTCGCGCCGGACCCGCTCCTCGAAGCCGTCCACGCCTCGGTCCCCTTGGCGCTCAGCGGCACCGAGGCCGCCGTCCACGCCTGCCTCGTCCTAACTGATCTGCTCGACCGCATCGCCTGGCAAGTCATGGCTGCCGCCCCGAACGGGCGGGAAGCCGCGTTCGCGGTCCAAGATTTCCAGTTCCGCCTACTCCCGCCCTCCCTGGCAGCACTCCGGCCCGAACTCGCACGGTCGCGATGA